TACGACAAGAAAGGCACGCTCATGAGCTACAACTACCGTCTGGACGTGATGCGTCTGTGGCTTTTTATGGCTTCCGAAGGTTACTGCCGCGAGGTGGAAAAGGACTCTAAGGACACTATGGGCCGTATACTCCGCATAAGGGGCTGTTTCGTGAAGGAACTGGAGCCGCAGTCCGTCATCGTCGATGCGTCGGAGCACCTGAAGGAACTCGCCAAACGTCTGGCACGTCCGAATACCGACGACTACAATAAAATGACAAACGCTTTCGTCAATTCCCGGAGCATTACCAACATATCCATTTCCAACCTGCCTGTCATCAAGGTGGAATACAATCGCGGATATGGTCCGGAACTCGATCATTTCTTCTACCGCAACGGAGCTTTGCGTATCACTCCCGACATGATAGACTTCGTATCGTACAATGACATCGACTTTCATGTAGATGAAGCGCAGATACTCCCTTTCGATTTTGAAATGCCCTGCACCCGTGGTAACGAGCCTTTCTCCATTTATGAGAATCCCGAATATCGCGAGCGTCTGAAAACTCTGAACGAGCATAAGAAGGACACGAAGAACTATACCCAGTTTATGATTGAACAGGAGGAAGGAGAGCTCAATAAATGGGCGCAGCACAACCGATGGAAGTTTGATTTCAAGGGGCGCGAGGAAAAGGACTGGTGGAAACCGCTCCGCGTTATCCGCTGCTTTGCGAATGAAGAGTTTGAGAAAGAAGCCGAACTTCGTCGCGAGAGAAAGGAGTTTTCGGAAGAACAGCATAACGACCTGCAGAGCCGCATGGCCAACCTGATTTACTCCCTTGGCCGTCCGCTGTTCCGCTTCAAGGGCAACGGTCTGAACTTCATGCCCTACCTTACGGAAAACAACGTGACCAGCGAGGGTAGGAGTGAGGGAGGTTCCGGTAAGTCTGTTTTCGGCAATATCTTTATGGGTTGTGCCGGTAAGGTACTTTCGCTCGATGCCCGCAATTTCAAGCCGGACACTGATACATCGCTCTTCCTGGCAACCTACATACACCGCGTGCACCGTGTGGTACACTGGGAGGACTGGCCGCGCATTCCGATTGATCCGCTATTCAACTACGTCACCAGTGGTTTCGTATCGCGCGACTATCACAAGAAGGCCGTCCGCGTACCGCTTTCGGAAAGTCCCGGCATGATCGTATCGAGCAACTATCAGCAACGCTACGACAATGACTCCGCCGAAGGACGTACCGTACAGACAGGTTTCTCCCACTATTTCCACCGCGCCAACAGCCGCAAGAACCAGCGAGCTTCAATGATTAGCGCCATCATGCCGGAGCTCCGCGACACGCCCGAAGAAATGCCGACGGAGATACGCAACCAGATAGCCTACATTTGCGCTTTGGCCGTACAGTTCTGCATGAACGCCAAGGAACGCGTGCTTCCCCCAATGGACAACCTGAACACCCGAAGCCGTGTGGCCGCAATGGGTTCCAAGTTTGTGGAATGGGCAGAGGACTTTTTCGCCAAGCCATACGTTTATAACTGCCCTATCGACATAAAGACCATTCAGAGCGAATACATAGACCTCTGTGAAGCGTCCGAAAGTAAAAAGGATTTATTCTCCCTGAATGCCTTCCGCGACAAGATAAAGGAATATTGCAACGATATGGGTATAGACCCTCTGCCGGAAGTCTGTCTGAGTGGCGGTACCACCGGGAAGAAGTATCTCCGCGCAAAAGCTTGGGTACGCCAGACATATTTCGACGACGAAAAGATTTGGGGACCGGGAATGCGAAAGGATATAAGGGTACTGACGCAATCGCAAAGCTGCCTGTTCTTCTGCCGCAAAGGCCAGGAACCAAAGGATTACGAGGAAGTACGCCGTATCTGCCGCGACTATTCAGCACAGGAAGACCCGGAACCATATCTCGATCCTGACGGGAATCCCGTAACACTTACAGAAGAGGAGCAGACGAAATGGAATGATTATCTGACGATGAAACAGGGCGGCAAACGTTCTTATCAGAAGTCTGGAGAAGCGGCAAGCACAGCGTCAGGAAACGATGGGAATAAAGAAGTGAAGGATGATTTACCGTTTTAAATAAAATATAAGTATAACATTTAAACAGAAAGAATTATGAGTAATTTTAGTTTATCAGTAGATTTGTTGAAATTTATTGGCGCAGAAGTATGCAGCCTTGATTTTAAAGGACAGAAACGTAACTGTATCATCATCCCTGTGAATTGGAATGATATAGAAGTGAAATTAGATAACAATGGAAAGCCTGCAGCCGCACCGGTCTATATGAGAGGATGGGAGGCAAAGGAGTCTTACATTGAAGCCTGCAAGAAAAAGAACTCCGACAATAAGGATTTCGTGCCGCCTTCACATTTGCTCGAAGTAAACTGGCATGAGGATTTTATGAATCAGGCGGTAGAGACTGTATATAACCGAATGAAGGCCGACCCGCAGAATGCAAGTATCAGTGAAGAAGATTTGAGGAAGAAAGCGCTTTACGAGGTTAGAAACAAACTTCGCGTCGGCAATATGAAGATGTTGGCTAAACGTGAACAGCCCACACTCCAGGGCGATGCTGCCCCTCTGAATGCCGCTCCGCAGGAATTTTCTAAGGAGGTTGAAGTAGACGAGAAAGACGACCTTCCATTCTGATATAAGCCATTTTTCGTATATACTTTTTCATTTATCCCGCTCCGCGAATCCAGTATTCGGGGGCGGGATTTTTCGTTTTTCGTCGCGCGCACAATCCCCGTAACCCCTAAAAGAGAATGGTAGCAACCATAGCGGTTGCAGACAACGGACTTAATGTATAAAAGGGGCAGCAATGGAGAGTAAAAATGCTGACTTCGGAATTTTTTATTTTTGAAACCATTAAACTTTAGAGTAATATATAGACTTTTAGACAAAATATCAGACAAAACCTATTCAGAAATACTTATAAGGCACTTTTGATTTTGTCTGATTTTGTCTGTGATTGTTTTTCATTGTCTGAACTGGACAAAACAAGGCTAAAAACTGTATATTTTCTGCATAAATCAGTAAAAACGTGATTTCCGTGCCGTGCGAACGTCGGCTTTTCATTCTTTCGGTTTGTGCTGTCTTATCGTATTTTTTGTGATGGTTTTCCGGATATATTTTCTGCCACATAACATTAAAGAATCTATCCCGAAATGGCATAAAATATTTACCTTTGTGATGTGTGTTTTAATTATTTTAATATGAAAACGATTTTAAGTATCTTGACGGTCTCTAAAAGTGGATGCAGAAAAGTTCTGCACACTTCGTATGTCACTTCAGACTTGAATGCTTATCGTGCGGAGATTCTGGAACGCAATCCTGATTTGGAAAGAGTGTTTTTCATGTACGAAGAGCAAAACGTAGAGTAAACTCTAATGTTTAATGTTTTTTGTGAGAATTCTGACATTTTCGCAAAAAAGTATCTATCTTTGTATCGTAATCAATTTAAAATAACATGTACACACGTCTGGTGAAGAGTGTCGTGGTTGTTCTTTTGTTGACGCTATTCGCATGTAGTGAGAAAGAATCTCCTATCGACCTTAACAAATCGGACATTGTGGGTGAGTGGGAAACGGAATATTTTGAGTGCGCTCCTATGTATGGCCCGCTAAAGGCTGTATTTACGGATGAAGGCACTTTCCGTTTTGAGTATTACATGAGCTTCAATGAGGATGATGACCGGAGTCTGGTCAGGGAAACTGGTATGTATTCGGTTTCTGGAAACAAGTTGAAGTATCAAAGTGAATACGGTTACTCCGGTGAGGTTTCTATCGAAGCGTTTACCGGGCGCACAGCCATCTTCAATGTTTCGAACGGAGAAATCGGATTCTCCGCCAAAGCTTCCAAAAAGTAGCTTGGGTGTACAGGGAATCAAGTTGTCCGGCATGGTTTTTCCATGCCGGATTTTTTTTGTCACTTTACAAACTTCTTGATACATATCTTTGGTGTCATAAAAATATATTTTCATTATGGCACAGACAACTCTAACCTTCCAGCCGCAAATGGTTGACGGAAAACAGCGTTACGTTTGCGAAGAAACCGTAACAGCCGACTATGCGCTACATATAGAAAGGACCGGCGCCGGAAAACTTAACTTCTTTGTACGATCTACAGCCGACGGCAAATACTGTCCGTCGGACGTAAGCTCATTCCTGCAGAACCTCGCAAAAGAGGTGTTCGATTATGATTTCACTCACCTGGTGTACCCGAAGTACATCCGCATTGAGAGCGATACGGAGGTCACTTCTGCTACCCTCATTACAGCAGAGTAACGTATGAAAATCAATTTTATAGGAGTAAACAGATTGAAAACAGGGGGGCAGTATATCAATTTTGCAATTGAAAAATCCAAACCAGGAAAACCTGTTACTCCTCCTGAAGAAAAATACCTCGTACTCGACAAAGGAAAGCTCGATGTAAACAAATTAAAATAATATGCCATGGCAGATATTCAGAAATTAAATAAAACATTCACCAGAGAGCAGGTGTTGCAGTCTGATGAAATGAACACTATAACGAAGAAGATAGACGAACTCGTAGATGGAGTAAACTCTTCCTTGAAACAAGTACCTGAAGGCTACATAACAGAAGAAGAACTTGCGAAGAAAGGGTACGCTACCTCTCAGGATTTAAGCAATGCTATAGGAGATATAAACACAGTACTTGATGAAGTAAACGGGGAGGTGATATAATGGGAACGACAGCAGACAAACTAAACAAGTTAAAAGAAAGCAAAGCCGCCATAAAGGCAGCCATTGAAGCAAAGGGTGTAGAAAATGTAGGAGAAATCCTTTCCGAATACCCGGCTAAAATAGCAGCCATTCCGACAGGGGATGAATACGCCCTTGAATCGCAAATGCTGATACTGCCGGTACGTTCGACCATTATCACCACGAGTGAAGGAAAGACTGCAGCGATAGCCACAAACGACCATATCAAGATTGTAGATGCAGACCTGAAACATTACACAGTAAAAGAATGGAACGACCGAAGCGTGGCAAATGGCTTCGACAACGAACTCATTGCTCCTCCTGTAGGCTTTTCTCTGGAGTGTAACGGAGTCAGAACTATATTATACTGGCCGTGGATGGGAGAATACTATGCTACATCCGGCACTACAAGCAAGGTGTCAAACGCGATGCAACACTCCGTGTTTGAATACGACCAGATGACTGGAGCGCGCGAAGGTACAGATTATCACGGCACGGCAGATGAAAACCTTGGCACGCACGCCGCAGGAAGTCACTTCGCGGCGGATTGGAGCGTGTCCGTGACCGAAGACGACAAACTGGAACTCTATTGCGGCAATACCAAGCAACGCTGGATAATGGAAAAGAATTGCGGCAATGTAAATGCTATGATAGCGGATAATTACGCCGAACGTCTTGAAGCCATGTATGTACAGAATGAATGGCTTCGCCACAGGTTTGCCATCTGTAGCGGCATAGCATCTTCTGAAGCAGAAGGCACAATAACCAATGTGGAAATCCTAAATTCATCAGGCGTACAGGCTCAGGTAGGTGAAGATATGTTTTTCTTCGTAAACGGCCAGAACACAGGTTTGAAAGCAATGTACAATACAAATAATAAGTATTTAGTAAACAACGCATACTATTTCAAACCTGAATACGCTGAATGGCTGTACGAACAGCAGAAAACAAACGGTGTAAACATGAACGACACCGGAGTAAACTCCGTCGAACGACCTCTTCTTTCTCCGGGCGCAAAAGGAGCGGAAGCCATTACTGTTGATGGTTATTGGTATATCATCACCCCATACATAAGCAGACCGGGAAGTTCCAGTACAGATTACGACTGGAATATGGCTGACTCTCCCGCTGTGTATTACATCAAATCTCTTGAAAATAAATATATGGTTGGAGAGAAAGAGTTATACGCATACTGGACAAATAAAAGCATAATTTCAGGATTAATAAATTATCTTAATGTTTATGAAAAATGGGGTGTACCCAATGTCCTGGGCAGCAATGTCTGGAGCTGTGTCCGCTTAAATGGCTTCAGAGCCTGGTACGTGACCATGGGCTACGGCTACTTGCACATCAACGACCCGATCTACACCGGCAGTGTGGTGCCGGCCTCCGCTTTTTAGGAAAAGTGCCAGCCTGGATAGCTGTCGAAAGCGACTGTTACAAAAACAAGCACGCATCGCTCGAAGCAGCATCGTTTCATTCCAACCTGTCGCGTATTTATGAATTGATAAACAGAATAAACAACGGCTAATTTTAGAAAAATATGAAATATGGGAAATTAATCAATGATACTCTTGAGATTAAAGAGTTTGAAAACGGAATGGAGGTAGGCGGCAGCCTTACCGAGCAACAGATTATCGCACAAGGCTATAAGCCATACTGCGAAACGGAAAAGCCTGAAGAAGCAGACTTCTTCATCAACCGTGAACATGAAACCTGCATAGTTCAGGAGTGGGGAACGATAACCGAAGAATCCGGCATAAGCCGCGAGGCACTGCTGTTCTTTATCGAGAATACAGACAGCAACTCCGTTATCACACTCACGCTTCCGGCAAAAGACTATGCCTCAATCATCGAGGACGAAGAAATCCTGTCGGTACTGAAAAACAAACCATCAATCTCAATCGTGACATTATGATAAAATTTACAGAAAAAGAGATTTACAGTACAGAAGGCCTGTACATAAATCGTATCGGAACAAACATCTATTTCAAGCGTGCCAACCGCCTTCCTTCCGACATGGAGGAAATGTTCAAAGAAGTAAGCGATCTGCCCACCGACGAACTGGGAGCCGCAAAAGCCGCGAAGATATTCGAGATAGACAGCTACGACACTAGCGACGCGGTAAACAGCTTCACTCTCGACGGCGAATCCGTTTGGCTCGACAAGAACACCCGCGTAGGACTGATGAACTCCACCCGGATACAGAAGGCAGCCTCCATGATCACCACCAAACTCTGGTTCGGAGGTAAAAGCTACACCCTCGAATGCGACACAGCCATACAGATGCTCTCTGCCCTTGAACTGTACGCCCTGCAGTGTTACAACGTAACGGCACAACACAAGGCAAATGTGGAAGCCCTGCAAAGCGTGGAAGAAGTGGAAGCCTACGACCACACAACAGGATATCCTGAAAAACTTAATCTGAACACAAAATGATACTCATAATCTTATCAATGGGCGTCATCCTCACATACGTGGGGGTGATGGTTTACAAAACAAAGGAGATACCTTACTCCATTAGCGACACATACTATTCGTTGAAACATAAGCTGTGGTTCGGCTTTACCATGGCCGCAACCGCCCTCCTCCTCATGCCCGCCATCCTCTCTGCTACCCCCGAAAATTATCAGTTCACCGCATTTTTGATGTGCGGAGCGTTGCTGTTCGTGGGTGCGGCACCCAATTTCAAAGCCGGGATGGACCGGTCTGTACACATCGTCGCTACCACGATAGCTGCGCTCAACAGTCAGATATGGACAGCACTTACCTGCCCGTGGATGCTGCTTGTATGGATTGCGTGGGCATTATATATCGGTATACGCTTGAAACAAGTCTGGAATGGGGATTTATGGTACAGCTTCGTGCTATGCAAGCCGCTGTTCTGGGCGGAGGTGATAGCGTTCGGGATGGTTTATGGAACATTGTTTATAGCGGGAAATATATACTGAATATTTATTTTTATAATTATGAAAAAGAAACTTATCATTTTAGCAATCGCTATTGTTGTTATTGTAGGATTGCTTGCTTATTACCAGTACGTGCCTTTCTGGGCGAGTATTGTAAGTACAGGAGCATTTATCGCCGGCATGGTAGTCGGTTGGATGGCCAAAGTCTGGTCAGAGAAACACATCGTTTGACAGGATGATGTTTCATTTTAAGTTGAAGAGGAAAAGTTTTTGCTTTTCCTCTTTTTTTTTGTAGAGCTAACTATTAGTTTATACTCATTATTAGTGAGATTTGATTTTTAGATAGATTATTTTTTTATTTTTGCTCATGTAATCAATTTAAAATTATTATTATGAAAGCAATGTGTTTTTTCAGAGTGGCAATAATTTTGCTTCTCTTATCTCTGTCGTCCTGCAAGAAGGAGACTGATATTTACTTATCTATTGAAGATTTGGTTGGAACATGGAAGACAGATTATTTTGATAAGTCACCATTTTATGGCCCCATGGCAATAACATTCAGAGACGACTATACTTTAACTATTCATTACAAAAAGACTTTAGACGATGGGCCTATGTCTAATGTTTATGTTTTGAGTATGTTTGATATTGATGGTAACAAAATTAATTATTACGGTTCTGATGGAAATACATCCACTCTTTTGATAAAATCGTTTTCATGGAATACAATGAAATTCAGAATGTCTGATCACGAGATTAATTTAACTCTTGAAGCAGAAAAGATAGAATGATTTCTTGAAAAATTATCGTTAAATTATTTTGTTTAATTCCAGGAAAGAACTTCCTTTGCGTTAAATAAAAACCCGAATTTTAAATAATAAACAAAAGTTTACATGAAGCGGAAAGCCTAAAAATGAGGTTTTCCGCTTTATTATTGAAACAGTTAAATATTTTCCTTGAATTTCCTGTAAAGGCAGTATGTTGAAACAACAAACCAAACAAAAGCCGGGAAAGCGATAAGCGGATGCGAATCAACCATACAGACACCGGAAACTGAAGCCATTGCGTTTATGCCTGTTTTTGACAACATTATCCGTACCTCATGCTTCTCCAATTCGCACCACTCCAACATGTATTTGAGAAGTTTTCTTTTCATTCGTGTGCGGATTGGTGTTATGGTTTCCGTCTGAGCATTTTTAGGAACTGTTCCCACTCTTTCTACAGGTTGAATGTTGTTTAGTATTATAAGTGTATCGTTCTTTGCCATAGTCAAAGTTCTTTTGAAATTTTCATCATGTTTTCCATTATCTCTTCCAGAGTGTTGCTTGGAGCAACTTTATTTATTTCGTAAAGCTTGATTATTGAGTCAAGCAGGACAACCTTCTGCTCATTTGTTTTTGCTTGTGACCTTTGTAGAGCCGTTTGCTTGACGGATTTCGTTTTAGGTACAATGCTGTAGTCACTGCTGAACACTTTTTCAAAGATTTCCCTGTACAATTGAACCGGTTCAACCATTATTCTTTCAAAGGTTTTGATACTCATGTAGTATTTGCCTAAAGCATCCTTATGAGTTCTTTCGCTTCCCTTCTGAGTGTAATCTTTGTCATAAACAAAGATATTCGGCTGTCCGTTACGTCCAAGCAGCTTATCCATGACACGGCGCTTTGCGCTAAACCTCATACCCCAAACTTCATCTACCGGAACAGGAAATTTGTTGTTGTCGGCACATTTCATCTTTATTTCAAGAAAATACGCTTCAATCTCTTCGCGTGTGGATTCGGCAGTGAGGCGAAGCATTTCTTTTGATGTGGGCTTGTGTACAATGGCTTTCTGAGGTTTTTCGGCTACTTTGTGGAACACTTGGCGGTACACCTCAAACACGGCTCTGATTTTTCGGGCGATGAAGAATTCAAGGCATGAAACGGAGAGGTAGTATTTTTCTATCGGACGGCCTTTTCTTGATTTTTCCGCATTTCTGCGTAAAAATTGATTATCAGCACCTTGCGGTTGCGTTTCCGTAATATTCGCATCTTCTCCGAATACATCTTTTGTCCATTCTTTGTCCGAAGTGTTTGATTTTTTGATATTTTGGTCAAAAAATTGATATTCAGTTACTTGTGTATTTTTAATTCCGTTTTTAAAGCCTGTGTTTTTAGGCTGGAATGAATCTCGCTTGCCATTTTGGTCAAGCGAGTTTGATTTTGGTTTTTCGCTCTTTGTAATAAAATCTATGCTCTCAATAAAGTTGTTTTTTAAAGCCTTTACAGCCACACCTTTTTCAGCATACGCCAACATCCAAACATCATCAAGTTCCACCGGAAACTCTTTGTTCTCTCTCGTCAGTTTTAGGATTCCCTGAAAGTAACTCTTAATAGTTGCTTCGGGACAGTCCTTTGTCAGTTTCAAAATTTCTGTTGCCATTTTCACTCAATTTTTAAGTTTATATTCTGTTTAATTTGATTGTTGTCTTTCTGAAACATAGCAAGTAGACCAATAAATGATTCAAAGAAATATTTGTTTACCTCTATATTTCCGGTTGCATTGCTGATTGTTACTGTATTACCGCTTTCGCAAATTGAAACGCTTTCGGTCGTTCCTATTTCCGTGTCAATGATATAGTTTATTTCCTTTGTAATTTTCTTTGTTCCCATGATTCCTGATGCTTTTTTGTTATACATAATTCTTAACGTAGTTCATTGCCCTGTAGTGTTGTCCGTACATCTGAACATCCGGTCTGTAAGGCTCAAACACGAACTCTTTCACTCCATCAGGATGCACAGCCATTGCCTCTGCTCCGTCTTTATGGTACACTATCTTCACCACTGCCGCATTACTTAACTTTTCATGAATGCGCCTGCAGGCTTCCACCTGCTCTTTTCCGATTCTGGTCTTTTCCATAATTATATAAGTATTGGTTTAAAATTTTCTGTAACCATAGTCAACACGCCAGTCGTTTCTACCGAAAGTCACATTGCGGTATGCGCGCTCATTCTGTATGTCTTTTGCAGAACGAGTGAATGATACAGCTTTCCCCTCATTTGCTTCCCTTTCTTTCAAGGCTACCTTTGCGCGACGCCATGCTTCTTTCAATGCCTGGCTCATTGTGCACCATGAGTTTCTGAAAATGCGGTGAGCTGCTTTCATTATTTCTGACTTGTTGAATTTTGATTTCATATTTACTGCTACTTTATTATTATGGCGCAAATATATAGTAATAGTATATATAAAACAAAGCAGAAAATAAATAAATACTTTATATTAACATCTTTTATATATAGTAATACTTTACTTTATAGATAGATGGTTTATTTTTGCAGAAACATTTATAACCTATAACTTAATATGAAATATAGAATTAAAGAAATTTGTGACGAGAAGGGAATAAAAGTCAATTCCCTTACTGAAACGGTTGGTATTACATTACCAGCTCTTTACAATATCGTAAATGGAAAAATGTCGCCTAAAATGGAAACATTGGTAAAAATTGCCGAAGCCCTAAATGTACCTTTGTGGCAATTATTTGCTTCACCTGAAGAAGTCAGAAAAGAAACGGAGACAGCAGGAAATTATGTTTGCCCCAAATGTGGCGCAAAGTTAGAGATTGAGATAAAAGAAGTTTAATTTTAAAATTCAGTAGTTATGGGGGCTTTAATAGTTGCTTTTGTTATAGCTATTTTTATTGGAACATTTATTTATGCATGGAAAGAAGAAAAGGTTGAAGGAGAGGTTTCTTCCGAAGAGTTGTTGGAGAGAATAAAATGTTCTGACATTAAAAGAATAGATTTCAGGATAAGAGGTATTGCTTTTTTATCCGAAGAAAGCAGGCAAATGGTGTTTTCCTTGATGCCGACAGATACTTTATATTTAAGGCGAGAACCTTGGAATCCTGTAGATTCGAATGCTGTGGCGGTTTTCAGAGGTGATGAAAAGATTGGATATGTAGAAAAACCTATAAACAAGGTTATTCTTAAATATATATCAAGTGATTTTATGTATAATTGCTGTTTTGCATATAAGGAAAGGAATGATAAGGATTATATGGAATATTATTGTTCGTTTTTTATTGAATCAAAAGGGAGCAATGATAAATTGCCGTCAGGTGTTCTAAATCCTACAATGGATAATATTTTCACTAATCCAAAAATAGATTTTCCTTTTGGTAAAGAAAATTATGATTTTTATGCCGTTCCTGGAGAATGGATTTTCAGTGAATACCAATCTTATGGAAAGAAAAGCAAACTTGAGGTTAAAGAAGATCCTGATACAAGAGAATTATATGATGCAAATAAAGATTTAATGTCTGATTTTTTAAATAATTTATATCTTTTGAACGAGGAAACTACAACTGTAAATGACGTTATTAGAAAATATAGAGAATTATTTAAAAAAAGATATATGGAAGGTTGGATTAACAAGTATTTAGCTACTCATGATATATTTATAGATTAATTATTTAACAGTAAAAATATTAGACATGCAGAGATTTGACAATTTACTTGAAAAGTGGGCTACAACCTTTAAGGCCATATCTCACAATCCTGAAGGAGGAGCGGCAGGAAAACGTTTTTTCAGGATAGACGGACCGGAACATTTAAGTACAGTCCTGAACTCAATAGTAGGAGTTAAAACACCGATTGTGGGGTATATAACGCAAATAGCAGGAACGGCAATTGACAATAAGGACGGGCTTATGGAGTATATTCACAGGGTGTTTATCTTTTCATACGCCAGAGTTCAGAACAATTACAGGGACGACCTTGTGGCTACTGAAAGCAAGGTGGAAGCTGTGGAGATTGCCGAAAAGCTTATAGCTTATTTGCGCCAGTTGAAAAAACAGGACCCTGAGTACCGTGGCCTGAGTCTTGACGATACAGCCTTGATGGCATATCCGGTGAAATTTGGCAACTGGTATCCTGTTGAAGTAACTTTCTACCAGACGCAGAATTATAACATGTGTGTTAATCCTGAAGATTATTATTAAAATGGAAGAAGATAAAAAAATAATTCCTGTAAACAGAAAAGTTGCCTTCATTGTGTCCGATACACTGACGGCGTTAAAAGAAAATTTTGATACACAGCGTATCTATCCGTTTGAGGTTTATCCGGGTTACAAGGAGAAAAACGAAAAGGTAAAAAAAGGATGGAAAAGTACAGGGCGTGCTTATAGATCGTTCAGAGGCGAGATTTTAAGCTCCAAGATAGACGATGTTCATATCCGATTTACCTATATGTATTACATGAGGTTTGTCGATATGGGTGTGGGTAAAGGACGAAAAATCGGTGATGTAAATACCCAGCTTGATGCATCCAGAAAAGTCAGGTATGTCAAGATATGGAATGCGGCAAAAGGGGAAACGCATCGTCCGGCATTGATGATGGAGTATAAACGTCAGAGCAAAAGGCTTGAAAGCTATTGGGTTAACGCATTCGAAGATGCAGCTATGTTCACTATCATGCGAACGCTTGACGGAATGGAAATCAATATCGGAGAAGAGTGAGAAAGGAGGGCGGCGGCTCTCCTTTTTTTGTCTCTAAAGCCTTTATTGTGAGGGCTAAATTTGCCATAAACAATCATTCTTATTTATGGCAAAAAGCGACAGCAACAAGGTTGCACATATAGAACTTCTACTTAATGGTAATAAGGCACGAAATGTGCTTGAAGGATTACGTCGCGGTGCGGAATCCTTGAAAAAAGAACTGGAGGAACTGAAAGCGACAGGCCTTCCTGATGATGACAAGCGTGTCAAACAGTTGACCGCTGCATTAAAAGATGCCACGAGTGCGGTAAACGCGGCAGAACGTAATTTGCTTGACCTTGACAGTATTGTGAAAAATCTTAGCAGTCAAAGTCTGAAAAAACTTGAAGCTGCCGCAAGACAGCTAAAGAAACAAATGTCGCTTACGGCTGGAGATGACCCGAAGTTAAATGAACTCATAAAGCAGTATCAGACTATCAATGAACAGATTGATAATATCACTAATCGGTGGAAAAAGCAAAACACAGAACTTAATCAGACTGAGAAGGAGTTGCTTGATATCAAGAAGATAATAGACAGTCTTGATACGCAGAGCGTTGATGTTCTGGAAAAAGCCAAAAGTCAGATAAAGAAAGAATACACGAGTGTTTCGCCAACCGATCCTAAAATGAAGGAACTGGCGGCACAGTATAAAATCATTGATGAAAGAATAAGTGATATAAACAACGGGCTAAAGCGGCAAAACACAGAACTTGACAGTTCTGAAAAAGAATTGCTGGACATTAAGAAGATTGTAGATACTCTTGATACTCAAAGCCTGAAAATCTTGAATCAGGCAAAGACTCAAATAGAAAAAGACCTGAACGAGGCAATACCCGGTTCAGAACAAATGGCTGAATTGTCAGAGCAGTATAAGGTTATAAAAAACAGAATATCCGAAGTTTCTGATACCTGGAAAAAACAGGAAGAGGTAATTGAAGATGTAGAAGAAGAATTGCTTGATGTCAATAAGATTCTGAAAGAACTTAACAAGCAGGATTTGGCTACTCTTACCAAAGCCATGAAGCAGGTAAGGGATGAAATGGAACATACGGCTGCCAATTCTCCTAAAATGAAAGAATTGGCCAAGCTGTATCAAGCCCTTGATGACCAGGTATCGAAAATAACAGGTTCATGGAAGCGTCAGGACGGCGCTATTACGTCTGTGGTGCGCAGACTTGCCGCGTATGTGTCGGTGTATGGCGGATTTAATCTGGTTACAGACCGTTTGCGACAGATAGTTACTGGGAATCTGGAATTTTCCGATTCCCTTGCAGATATTCAGAAAACTACCGGACTTTCTGCCGACGGTGTAGCTGAATTAAGTTACCAGATAAGCAAGATTGATACCCGTACAAGTGTTCAGGCTCTTCATGAACTTGCATACGAAGCCGGAAAGCTTGGTATAGGTAGCGAAGGTGTGGAAGGTGTGGCAGGATTCGTTCGTGCAGCAGATAAGATTTCAGTTGCTTTGGGAGAAGAACTTGGAGGTTCGGAAGCGATTAAGGAACTGATGAAAATGAATGATGTGTTAGGCCTTACACAGAAAATGGGTATTGAAAAATCCCTTATGGCCACAGGTTCTGCAATCAATCTTTTAGGACAGACTTCTACTGCTAATGCAAGTTATATAGCTGATTTCGCAAAGAGACTTTCAGGTATTGCCACACAGGCCCATATAACAATGGATGAAATTCTGGCTTTTGGTGCGGCAGCAGACGCAACAGGTCAGGAGGTGGAAGTGGCGGCTACTGCAATGAACTTGTTTATCACACAGTTACAGACACACTATAAGACAGTTTCTCAGGCAGCCGGAGTAAATGAAGAAACAATAAAGAATCTTCTTGAAATGGGTAAGACTACCGAAGCTGTCATGATAGTTCTTAGAGGATTGTCAGAGAAAGGCGGTCTTTCACAGTTAGGGCCAATTATGAAAGATTTAGGTTCGGAAGGTGCGCGTATGTCTGGTGTGCTTGCCAACTTCGCAAGTAATCTTGATATGGTGGAACAGGCTTTAATGGTCTCAAAAAAAGGTTTTACAGAAGCTACTTCAGTAACCAACGAATATAACATCAAGAATGAAAATGCGGCGGCCATAATGGAGAAGATGGCTAATTCATGGGAGAAGATGTTTGTCAATTCCCAGAATACCGGACTTGTGAAAGATATGGCCGACAATTTCTATGAGCTTTCAAAATCCTTGCAGCAAAGCAGCGTGTGGATGAACTCTATATATGCTATATTATGGGGATTACAGAAACTCATATCCACACTCATTGCTTCCCTTCCTGTTTTGATAACGCTGTTTACTTTGAAGGGGCTTGTGGTGGGTATCGCTCGTCTTTCAGCCTTTATAAAAGAAGCCCGTGCGGCTGCTACTGCAATGACCGTGCTTAATTCAGCCATGAAAAGCAATGTCATAATTTCTGTTATCAGTCTTGTGGCCGGTCTTGCATTCAGTCTTGTAAATCTAAAACGTGAACTATCCGATGTAGAAAAATCTGCAAACGACCTTAGTGACAGCTTTCGCAAATTCAGTAAGGACAGTAACGCCGCAGGAATAGAAGCAAATACCCTTTTTGGACGATTGAAAAACCTGAAAGCAGGTACTGATGAACGTCGTGATTTGCTCATTAAGATTAATGAACTATATGGAAAATACATTCCCCATCTGCTTTCCGAAAAATCCACTCTTGAAGAAATTAAGGAAGCCCAGGATGCGGTAAACGCTTCGCTGGCACAATCCATAGCCTACCGTTCAAAGGAGTCGGCCATACAGCGAGTTGGTGAACAATATACAAGCAAGCTGGCCGACCAGATTAGTGATTTGCAGAATGTGTATAGTGCGGCTGGAGTAGGGAACTTAGGAGATATTGATGCACAGAAGTTAGCAGAACTTACGGCAAAGTATTATGATGCAGGGCTGAAATGGCGCTCGGCGCAAAAACAGATCTGGCAGGACATGTACGGGCAGAAAGGTATGTCACACAGTCTGGTTACTGAGAACAGTGTGTTTATCAATCGAATGGATGAAGCGCAGCGTGCTGTAAATAATTATGTGGCCCATTTCTACAACCAGCAGCAGGCAATAAAAAATATCAATAAAAAGTACGATCCGGTTATCGGTTCCTACAAGCCGAAGGAAGAAGAGGAAGGTCCGTATAAAATTACGGAGGCAGAAAAAGACTCTGAAGCCAAACGCCGACAACGTGAAGCATTGAAATATGCGCGCGATGAATACGATGCGGTTATGGCAGCTATCAAGGTGTATTACAGCCAGCAGCGTCAGGTTATCAATGACAGCTACCTGCAGCAGAAGATTACAACCGAACAGCGGGAAAAGGAACTTACTGACATTGAACTGAGAGAATTGAACACACGCATAGAGGCACGTAAGAAGCTTCATGGCGATGCCGATGAGAACTGGGCTACAGAACTTGGTTACATTTCGCAGAATGACATTGCAAAAACGGATTCTTCGCAAAAGGCTATTGTAAACCTCACCTCGAAAAACCTGGACGACATTCGCGAAAAACTGAAAAAGTTTGGTACCGGTGAAATGGATGGAATATGGTCTGAGCTGGAAAAAGATCTTTTGAAGATTCAGGAAATATCCATCGATTTGCAGAAGGAAATCGAGGACATTCTTCTGAAAAAAGATTATTCCGGGCAGGTGGAAAGAAACTATCAGGCACAGCTTGAAAAGCTCGGACTTTTCTTTACGCAATATGAAGAGATGGCGAAGGAAGGAATGGAGGGTGCTTCCGGAGAAATGCTTTTAGGCCTGAAAAAGCTGGCCAACCAGGCAGCAGGTGAAGGAATGAAGGCATTGCTCGATATAAGCAAACAGCTTTACACCATCGATATAAATACCGAAGAAGGACAGGCGGCTTTCCGTAAGATGTTGTCCGACCAGGCTATTTTCGGCGAAGAAATGGTAAATCTGGAAGGAGACCGTCTGAAGGCACTTTATTACAAGACCATTGAATACGGCGACGCTACCACTCAGGCCATAAAAAAGCAGCGCGAGGAGCAGTTGAAGATTGCAGCAGAAAGATTTGCTCCACGCCAGCGCGAGCTTGATAAAGAGGGAAAAGGTTATGAATGGGCTGTAAATTTCCGGAAAGCAGAGCATGACATTGGTCTGGCCACTCCAGGAATGGTGCTCGATACGGAAGTGGAAATGTATCGTCAACGACTGGAAGCCGCTCAGGAATATTACGATTATCTGGCCACGCATGGATACGATGTGGAAGAGCAGCGTATGGTAGTAGAACAGGCCGCTTCCGATTTGTCGGAAAAGATGGTGGAGCAGGTAAAAAACAGGTTGAGCACCTATAAAGACTATTTCGATGCCTTTGAGGAAATGGGAGAAAACTTTACCTTTGAGGGTGGAGAAGAAGGGCTTGAAGCGCGACAGGAAGCGTTTGAGAATTTCGTGAAGGAAATGGGAAATCTCACGAAAGAGCTCATCATGAACTGGGTGAAGGAGAAGATAGAACATGCGCTCATTCGTGCGGCGATGGTTGATACAGAGAAAGAATCGCAGGATGAAATGAGTGATGTGTCAAAGGAAGGTTTGGAAAGTGAGGGAGATATAGCGAAGAAAGCTGGTAAGAAAACTTTGAGCGAAATAGCAAAAGTTGGCTTGTCAAAGATTTCCTTGAAAAAGAAAGAAAACAAGGATGTGACAAATGTAGTTCAGGAAGGGCAGAATGCTGAACAGACCTTAGTTCAGGAAGGAGCCGGGGCCATTGCTAACGCTACAATGCAAATAGGTCAGCAGGTTGTGGCCGCCAAAAAAACGCAGGCTGCAGAGAATGTTTCTACTTCCGCTTCTGAAACAGCCGCAGAAGTTCCTCTTGGTATTGCCTCTGGTGCCGCAAAAACAATTGGAAACCTTGGATGGTGGGGTATTCCGCTTGTCGCAGTCATATCGGCTGTGCTTGGTGCTTTGCTGAATACGGCCATGAGTGCTGTATCTAATCTTTTCGGAGGCTCAGAAAAAACCACTCCTGCAACCACAGCCACAAAGCTCGTTACAGGTATGCTTACCTACGACAGCGGAAACGTACAGTCCGTGTCTGCAGGAAATGATACGGTAAGCGTGGCGGCAGACGATGGTCATACCTACAATGCCCATGTGGCTCCGGCTCTTCCTGCAGGAGTAGGAGTAGTAAACTCTCCTCTTGCTACCCTTGTCAACGGTAAGCCGTCCATTGTGGGCGAGCGAGGACCGGAGATAGTGATTGGTCGTGAAACCACGCGCGCCATCATGCAGTACCGTCCGGACTTGCTTCAGGGGCTTATCAGTTACGACAAGCGTTTCTCAAACGGAGGCGGAAGATACCGCGCGTATGACAGCGGAAACGTGCAGCTATTGTCTCCTTCCATGGCTGGAAGCAATACAGGGGTAACAAATGAGGAACTTGCAGGATTGCTTCGTGATGTCACGTCTGCCATATCGAAAAATGCGGAAGTAAACCAGGCGTTGACCAAACGGATGGGAAATATACGCGCGCAGATTGTACGCAAGGAAATGGTCGATGAAACAGTAGATGAGCTGTATTTCCGTAGAGAAAGAGGCAGTGATAAGAAAATAAATAAGATGTTTGGTAAAAAATAGTGTGTAATTTGTTAAAAGTAGAATATATATGAATTATGATGGAATATCTTAAATAATATATCGCATTTTGGATTAGATTCTTTATCTTTGGGGCAGAAACCTGAAAAAATTGTGACATGAACAGTTATCTTGATACACGTATCAGTGTATATAACGGCGTGACGGACAATGTGGGGGTTATCTGCCCTTTGCGTGCTTTTTTATTCTCGAAAAAGCATAAGAACGACGTGGAGAGAATACGTTCTCTATACGGAAGCGAAAAGTACAAGCAAGAGAAAAAGCATCTGCCGATGGCTGCTATAAGCGGTACGTTCAAAACAAGGACTTTAGGCGATCTTATAGAGCATACCGGACTGATATGTATAGATATTGATGCAAAGGACAATCCGAATCTTGACATGAATAAGGATGTAATGCCCATACTCACGCATCTTCCTTACGTGCTGTATGCCGGAAAGTCTGTGAGCGGAAACGGATATTTTGCAATCATACCGTTGCTTCATAAGGGGTTGCATCGTCAGCATTATTGCAGCTTGAAGCATGAGTTCCTGAAGATGGGTATCATTATAGACAAGGCCTGTGGCGACGTGACAAGAACCCGTTTTATTTCATACGATGATAATTTCTATCTGAACGAAGATGCCGAAGTGTATGACGGCATTGAATCGGAACAGGAATGTCATGTCAACAAGGTTTATAGTCAGACCACAAATATTGAAAGAACACCCGAAACCGGATTTACTGACTTGCAGAAAGTGGAGCTATGTGTACGATTGATTGAAGAAAGGCATATCGACATTACAGAAGGTTATGCCAACTGGGTATCGGTCGGTGCTTCTCTGGCCAGCCTTGGCGAGCAGGGACGCAGTTTCTACCACAGAGTCAGTAAACAGAATCCACAATACAAATATGGAGAAACGGAAAGGAAGTTTACAAATGTAATGACCACCATGAAAAGGTTTAATCTTGGTTATTTTTTTGAAGTGTGCTACCGGTATGGAATCACCTTCAGAGACGCTTTCAGACAAGTAACTAATGTATAACTTTAAAATTTGAACACAATGTTGAACGAAATTCAGTTGCAGAAATTAATTAACAAGGGTATTGAATTTGTCTCAGTATCGAAGGATGATAACGACAAGGGTTATGTAGTGAGCAAGCTCACATCGGAAGGATGGAACGTGAGTCCTGTTGTTACCGACCAGGAACTATCTGATGAATTGAACAAATACAAGTTCAGACCCGATGTGATTGTAGATATAGAAGATGAAATATCCAGTGTGATAAATTAAATTGACTTTCGATGGCACGCGTTTTTTTGAGAGTCCCCGATTACATAGGGGCATACGTAAGAAACCGTAAGCCGGGTACACGCATCCCCATAGGTGGGGATGTGTCTTTTCCTGAAAACAGTACGGTGTTCTTTCTCATCGCCGGAGCTTTGAGGGATAACCCGAACGGTGACTTTTTAGGTATTGATTGTTTTTCTGAAAACCAATTCCAGCATTTTCAGGATTTGGCAAAAGGAAGTTATCCCACCGATGAAGACATCATGAGCTTTACCGGCTCTGAAAGAAAGGTGAAGGAGAGAGGTGAATATATTTCCGTATCTTTGCCCAGAGAGATAGAAATAGGAGAACATCGAAAGGTGCCTTCTTCTTCATGGACATTATATCCTTCAAGTGTTCCTTCTATTAAGAAGGAACTGAACCGCATGTTTTGGAGGGATTTTTTTGTTTACATGGAAAAGGAAAAAGACTTTGCTCTGGCTCATGGCACGGAACGCACGGTGATGGAAGGAATTGAGCGGTTCATGGAGCGATACGATATTCCGAATCAGTCAGGAAACGGCATGAAGAAAAACCTGAAGCGTAACTATTACCGCAAGTTGGGCAGCACTTCATTTACCGAAGAGGAATACGTGGAGCACGCATAGGGATTTTGAAGGCTTATTTTTGTAAATATTAAACGGTTATTTATTTATGTAAAATTATAGTTAAACAAACGTCTGTTTTTGCCAATTTTTGTCACACGTATGTCACCACGCTTTATGCACGGGTTTTGTTAAATATTTTAATAGTAATACACACATTATTATACTATGCTTTGCGAACAGTTTAACGATATTGTAGAAATTTACCTGATACCCGAAAGTTCGGTCTCTCTTGCTACCCCTTTCCAGGTCGGTGCGCCCACTGTGGAAATTTCCGATTTTTCAGTGGCCGATGCCGAGCTCCGGAAAAACATCTGTTTTGCTCTTTCGGTTCCTGCCTTGTACGGCAAACCCACGTTCACTATGGAAATGGACGATCCTGCCGAAGTAAAGGTTACTTCGGAGAAAACCCGTGCGGGATTTCAGAAAAAAGTGTCCGTGACGGTGGAAATTTCCGATTATTCTCAGGAAGTGGAAGAAAAGATACCGGGAATAGAGAAAAAACCGCATCATCTTCTTATGTACCGTAGCGACGGAAGAAGAGTGTTCGTGCGGTGCTCTCCGTTTGCCTATCTCTGTTCAGTAGATGACACGAGCGATATAAAAACAATCCAGTTCGAGATAACCAACACGAACGGAATGCAGTTGGTTATTTAATCACATAAACCCTATATTATTAGTTGAGAGCCGCTTGTCTGTGAAGACAGGTGGCTTTTTTTATGTCACAAAGTGAGTGGCTGCGGTGCTTTTCTTTGTAGAAAAATAGTAAAGATTTTATGAAAGGAACATTGATTGAATTACTCAGAGAAAAGTATTTCCTGCTGGAGCCTGCATTTTTCACCGGAGCCCGCAACCGTGTTCTTTCCGATCCTACAGGCGCGTCGTTTGCGTCACAATCGAAGGACGGTTCCGTTCAGGGTATAATCAGGTTTCGTTCAGGGTCAGCGGTGGATTCCTTCAATTCGGGGAAAATCTGGATGGGGGATGCCGATTATATCAACCGTTATCGTGACCTCGATGATGACGACTGCATAGTGAATGTAGTGCGTCTGACTTCCGCTATGACTCGCGGAGGTGGCGAGTGTTCGTATGGCAGTCTTGAACTGCGCGACATCATCATGGAGGCTGCCGATGTTAACAAGTGTATCGGTCAGATAATCTACTGCCGTACTCCGGGAGGCGCGGCTTCCACTCTCCGCGATTTCCGCATGGCTATCGACTATGCCCACAGCAAAGGTCAGAAAGTGTATATGTTCTGCGACGGCGACATTGCCAGTGGTGGCGCATTCCTTTCCGCTATGTGCGACGGCGTGTATTTCATGAATCCTGACGACGAGATAGGTTCCATAGGTATGTACTCCGCATTCTTCACCATGAAGGACGGTGCAAAAAACAGCATCACTGACGAGGACTATCACGAGTATTACTGTACAAAGAGTCCAGAAAAGAACAAATGGTATCGTGATGCGGCAAACGGCGACATGGAGACAGTGGCAAAGGAAACGGAAGAGTTTCTGGATGAACTTCTTGCAGACCTGAAAGCAGACCGCCCGTCAATCCTCGACGAACAGATGAAGGGAGCCATGTACAAGATGCGCGATGTGGTAGGCTCGCTCGTGGACGGTCAAAGCACAATGGACGAACTCGCACAGATGATTTACAACGAATGGTATTCGAGAAACAATGCTTCGGCGACCGCCGGAGATAGGCAATCAAATAACAATCAAAAAAACATTATGAGCAAACAGTACATTCAAATCTCTGCGTTCATAGGCAACCCAGTTGCTCTTGGATGCGACAAGGATGGCGGTGTTTATCTCCAGGCTCACGAAGCAGATGCTTTGGAAGCAAAAATTCCTACGGTAGCCGGACGTGAAATGGAGCTCGCCAAACAGGTAATGGAACTGCAAGCCCAGCTTTCTGATGCTCAGAAACTTGCTGAAACAGTTACAGCAGAACGCAACGGATTGAAACAGCAGGTGGACGAATTGCAGAAACAGCTTGAAGGCGCGGTTCCGGGTGACGACGTTTCAGCATTGAAACAGGAACTTGAAGGAACAAAGGCTTCTCTTGCAACAGCGGAAACCGAGAATGCTTCTCTGAAAGAACAGCTTAACACCGTGAACGGCGAGCTTGAAGAAAGTCGTCAGGCAGTTGAAGACCTTAACGCTAAGGTAGCTGCATACGAGGCAGGACCGGGTAAAGGTCAGGGACAGGGTGAAGCTCCTAAGACTAACGGGTTGCAGCCAAAGACTCCGCATCTGGAGGCGGCACCGGAATGGAATGATGCTTTGAGCGTAGCTGAAAACCGTAAGAGGTTTGAGGAATACAAAAAGAAACTGCAAGTGCAGGCTTCCCAGATGTAATCAGGCATCAATCATCAACAAACACAACACAAAGTATTAACAACGAAAAACTCGTAAGATATGGCAGATACAGCTACATTTATCGGTTTGGAGGCACTTGAACAGATTTGTGTCAAGTATAAACCACAAGTAATTATGGGTGCGGCTCAGTTCCGCCCTGATGTATTTGAACGTATGAAAATCAAAGTCAGCACCGGACTTCGTTTCAAAGACGTTCAGAATGTAATGGTTCGCAAGGGTCATACCACACAGCGTAAGGTGGTAGGCAACGTAAAAGTCAGCACCCTTGGCTACATGGAAGAACGTGTTATGACAGGATTCCTTACTGTCAACATGTATAAGGACAACAAAGACAACTACATCGAAAAGCCTGTTACATCGGCAGATCCTGACAATGTAGGATATACTTATCCAATGTCAGAACTTGCTTTCCTTGCTGCTGTAGCAAACTACGGTGAGGATATTTTCGACTGTCTGTGGCATGGTGACGACGAAATAGAATACAGTGAGACTGACGAATTCGGAACGAACTACCTTCGTCTGTTCTGCGGTCTGGTAACATATCTTCGTCGTGACAAGGCAAGTGGTCGTATTTCAGTAACAAACGGCAACTATGCTGATTGCGACGGAATTACAGAGCCTGCCGATAATCAGGACGTAACAGCATACGCAAACTTCAAAGCATGGCGTATGAAATGGAAATCTTCATTGCGTAACGCTTCTGAAGTATTGGTTTACTGTACTGAAGAAACAGGTTCGGCAATTGCAGCCGGATATGGTAACAGCAAGAACAATAATTCAGGTGTTATCTATGCCGAAGATATGACTTTCAAGATTCCGGAATGGAGAAACATCACATTCTGCCCTGAGTCATCATTCGGTAAAGGTGATTTGCTTATCGCAACTACTCCTTACAACTTCGAGTATGGTGTAGATTCCAACGACTCTCGAAACTTCGTAAGTGTACGTGTAGGTTCAGATCAGGATCATGCTGATATCAGCTTCCAGATTCAGTCTATTCAGGGATCACGTGTAAACAACGTGAACGCTTCCAACTTCTGTATGAGTAACGGTAACCTTGAACCAAGTGACATTGCAGGCGACTTCCTTAAATCAACATTCGTGGTAGTATCAAGCAATGATACTGACGGTACTGTTCAGGTTAACAGTTCTTCTCCTGAAAACAACAAAGAGTACAAGGTTGGCACAGAACTTACATTGAAGGCTACTAACGCATCCGGTACATTCTCTCACTGGCTAATCAATGGTAAGAAATATACCACTGAGACAGTTAAGGTTACAGCCGAAGTCCGTCCGGGCTATGCTATCGCAATGTTCACTCCGGCAGATTAATCTGCCGGCATTGCCTGAAGCAAGACTTAATCATTTTATTGTATAACACTGAAAATTAGTATAATATGGCAGAAACTTGTCCTACACTTGAACACTTCAGAGAGGGCGAACAGTGTCTTGAAAACTTTGCCGGCCTCTCCCCAAAAATATATGTAGGTTTGAAGTCTGATTTGTCTGCTCCTATGACAGCCACAGGCGGAACTTATGCTACTCCTACATTTGCATCGACCAAAGGGCTTTACGAAATTGACTGTAAGGAAAATTCTGTAAATCTGAAAGGTTCCAGCCTTGGTAAGAGAAAAGGTTTCAAACAGACACTTACATTTACCATAGATGTAGTAAATCAGATTGCAGCAAAATTGGGACGTGCATTCAACAACCTCGATATTTTCTTCATCATCCCTGATGGAGACGTATATCAAATCGTTTACGACCCGAATAGAAAGGTAACTTTCGATACAGACGGTATCGCATCTGATACAGGTTCAGCACCGGAAGATGATCGTACAACTGTTTACACAGCTACACTTTCTCCGGTTAAGTACATGAACCAGTACGTGACAATTGACAATATTTCAACTTTGCTTGAAGGAAAGGAGGAGTAATACCCTATCTGACATTAGACCGCTCAAAGTTAGATAAATCAAAACTCTTATAGAGCGAAACAGCCGACATATTCATTTATGCCGGCTGTTTTTTGTCCCCGTGCGAGCGTGCGTGATGTGCATTTTTGTATCGGAAAATATGTTCAAAAAAAGTTGTAAACGTATGAATGATAGCAAATTATTTAAAGACATGACATTAGAAGAACAGGAAAAGTACCTGAAAGATTTTTCAAATTTTACTGTAGAAAAACTACCTCTTCTTTGCCAGTTGGGTGATGCCTGGACGGAAGCGAGAGTTAAATCTTTTGAGGACGGGCTTACGCTGCTCCAGGCTTTCTCTTACTGCCGTGACTTTGTGAAACAGGCTTTTTACTGGCGCGACTTCAACCGTCGCGTGAAGTCGTTTATGTACCTTATGGATAAAGTACGCAAGGAAATAAATGAAGGTCGCAGCATGAAAACAGCCGAAGGCAAAACCATAGTGGCACTGGAAGAAGACAAGAAGCCGGAGCGCGGCAGACCTTCAAAAGACAGAGCCGCAAAAGCGGAAACGCAAACTGAAACACAGCCCCCCTCTGCTTCTCCCGCACCACAACCTACCATGACTCTGCTACAGCAGATTGCATCGCAGGTGGCTGGCGTTGAACGCCTCAGTCTGAAAGAATTGTCGTGGTTGCTTACACCGGAACTTCAGGAAGAAGTGAAGAAGGTGCAGTTGCTTCGTGCCACAGCTACAGCAGAAAGTGAACAGGCAAAAGCTTTGGCAGAAAACAACGTAGCCGCAGAAATTATCAAACCTCATTCGGAGGCTACGGTAAAGGCCATGGAAATGATTCAAAGTATCTATAATAAAGTGGATTTGGAACTTGCGGAAGTGTATTATCGTCTTTCGGAAGACAATGATTTCGGCGGTTTCAAGGCTGCATGGGAAAAGAAAGGCGGTGCGTTCTCCGGTCTGCTGGAAATTCTTCTTCCTTATTACGAAAAAATGGGTGGAAAGGAATTTGGTGCTACACTGAAAACCAACGACCAGGTGAAAGCTGAAAAGGAAGCTCAGAGTAAGGAAGCTGCAGAAAGAGCACAGAAAATCCATACTGCAAGGACTTACATTCTCCGTGATGATCAGGCGTTGACTTCCGACAGACTGAAACGAATGAAGGAATATCTGGAAGAATGCCGTAAACTGGAATACGACAAGATAGTAGAACTTGAAAAGGCTGTAGAGATAGCGGAAAAGAAGATAGAGGATGAAATAGTCAGCCGTCCTGATTTGTTTGCTGCATTGAAGACTACAGATTCCACAGCCAAAACCGCATCGAAAACCGCTAAAAAGAAATAAGCCATGTATCTGGAACCATGTTGTATAGCTAAGGATTTGCCGAAGCTACTGAAGGAAAATACTTTCAGGGATAAGGCAGGCAGAACACGAAATGCGGTGTGCTTTCAGTCTGGTGGAGACTGGACGGTTACGGATCTGCTGAAATCCGTTACATGCCTTGCGGACAAAGGTCTTCTCATTCTGGCCATGCCGGATGTGGACGAGAATCTTTTGCGCACCGTGTCAACCTATCTTTCGAGGGACTGGTGCAAGGAATTGTTGCTCGTTACACGCGAGGGACAGGAAGAGCTTGTAAGGGAAAGTCTGGCAGGGCATTTGGAGAAAGTCACTTATTCGGTAAACAAAGGTCTGTACGAGGGATTTTTAGGCCTGTTCAACGGACTTAAATGTGTTGCTGTTAACGGACCTATGCTTTTGGATAAAAGTTTCTCTATCTGCCTGTATTCGGCCATGTACGGCGATGATCCCGACATTATATATTCCGCTACCGACGCATTCCGTCCGCTGTTGAGAATGAACAGTGTGATTAAGGGTAGTGGAGAACTGACCGAAACATTCCTGAACCATAAAACCGTATAACTATGGGAAGACCTGTAAGCGAAAAATACCTGGAGACATTGGGTAAGTTTGTTCTTAACGGTCTCCCTCTGAAGAATGCGGCAATGACATCGCAACAGAAGATGCGTACGCTTATCGTATATGAAGCTTATCAGGTGTTTGTACGCAACCGCCAGGTAAAGCCTATTACGCTGTGCAGAAACATCGCTCACCGTTTGTATGACACATATCTGCAGAAAGCCGAAACAGACGAGGAAGCGGCTGAAATGTGCCGTTCCTGTGGTATAGCACCGGGAAAGAAAAGGGATTTCTGTTCCCTTTCTTCCGATGTTCAGGCATTGAACTACATCGTGAATATGCTGGAGAATCCTACTCCGGCCATTGAACGGGCAAAGGTGGAGGACGCGAGCGACTGGCTTGTGCGTGAGGGCATGAAGATGGGTAACGCCAACTCTGTGGCGAAAGGTGCCGAACTGAAAATGCGTCTGTACAAGGACTTCGACGAGAAGGAGCAGGAATTCGACAAGACAGCACAGTCGGATATCAATATCTCAGGCGACGTGAGCATTATCAAGGCCGATCGTCAGAATTTCTCAATCGAAGAGAAGAAGAAACTCGCGAAACGCTTTGGTGGAAACATTCAGGAAGTGGAAGACCTTATCCAGAAGAGTAACGGAGAGTATGAGACTGCTCCGATGGAAACGCTTGAAGATGAAGATTTCTTTGTAATGAGTGAGGAGGAATAGGCATGGAAGTTCGCAATGTATATATGAATCACCTGCAGCAGCGTATCTATTACGCCGGAGCCAGGGATATACGTGCCGTATGTGCCCGACGATTCGGGAAGACCGACGGTATTATAGGCCCGCAGGTGAAGCGTGTGGTCGATTCCATGCCGCAAGGAGCAGGTATCTGGGCCGGAAACAGCCGGAAACAGCTTTTTACACGTACCGTTCCGGCCACAATCGCCGCCATCGAACGTTTCTGGGGACTTCGTGAAGGGGTACATTTCTGGTGGGGCAGACCGCCTGAGAAACTGGGTGTGCCGCGTCCTATCATCAAGCCGAAGGACTGGAGCCATGTAATTACGTTTTATAATGGTTTTGTGTGGCATCTTGTGTCTCTCGAAACAAGGGGGTCTGCCAACTCTATGACAGTGAACTACATAATCGTCGATGAAGCGAGATTTATAAAGAAGGAGAAGTATGACGCCGAAGTACAGCCCACGCTGTCAGGTATTACGCATCCGCTTGGTCATGAAGGTTTCACAGAGTATAATCCGTTCTATAAAGGCACTCTTATAGTGAGTGATGCCGGACTCTCACAGCGTGAGAACTGGATGGAAAAGGAAGAGGAGAAATGCGACCAGACGCTTGAATCGGGACCTTTCAAGGGAAAGACTTCGCGCCAGCTTCAGGTGGAGCTTGACGGATTTGCGGAGAAGGTGATACGTTATAATAACCTTATGTATAACGCAAAGAAAAACGGCAGGGAAATTCTTGTGTCCGACGAAAACAAGATTAAGGAAATAAAAGCCATAGCTGAATCGTGTTTCTCGCGTACAGGTCCTTTCAAGATACTTCCTGCTCCCGGAGTAACGAAACAGAATGTGGATATGCTGGTGAACTACAAGGTTATTCCCGCCGATGACGCGCGTCTGCTTTACTCGTACGAATACTTGATTACAAAGTTCGACCTTATGGAGATAAAGGCCATTAAGGACATGAAATCCTATAAGGAGCATATCCGTAAGCTACGCTGCAATACTTTCGCCTTTTATCGAGGCAGCACGCTCGATAATATAGACCTATTAGGACCTGACTATATCGCCAAGATGAAGCGTGACCTTCCGCCGGTGGTGTATGCTATTTCCATTCTTAATATGAAGAAACAGCACAGCAGCGACGGATTTTACTCCAAACTGGATATTGACAATCTGCATGGATATGTTCCTGAAGACTGTCCGGCTGTGGAGAAAAGTGTACGCCTGAAGATAGCGAGCCGCGAGATAGGTGGGCAGACCATAAACACAGACTACGAAACGCCGGACTTCGACGAACTGCAACGTGTGAAGAACTGTACGCTGGACGGCGACGTGGTACCGCATCTTCCGCTACATATAGCATTTGACTTCAACGCGAATATCAACTGGGTGGTGACTGGACAGGTGCGCCATGATCCGGTGGTAAACCGTGAGGCACTTATGGTACTTTCATCCATGTTCGTGAAAAATGAAAGAAAACTCGGTGAACTTGTCGATGATTGGAACAAGTATTATGCTCCGCACAAGGCTACATGCCGCGATGTGTATTTCTACTATGACTCGACCGCAAAGCATAAGGGATATGCGATAGCAAACCAACAGGACTTTAAGGATTTGATTATAGAGAAACTGAGAAAGGCGGGCTGGAACGTGATAGCCATAGACATGGGCCGCCCGATGGAACACCGTTTCAAGCACAAGGATATAAACGAAGCTCTGGCCGGTGTTACTTATCCTTTTATCCGCATAAACAAGGAAAACAACGAGGCTCTTATCGTGGCAATGGAGAATACCGGCGTGAGGGTAGGAAGAAACGGTTTCGAGAAAGACAAATCGAAAGAGAAATACGTCGAGACGGAAGTTGATCCTCTGGAGTTAAGAACAGACGGAACCGACGCTTTCGACTCCCTCTTTATCGGCGTGAAACACTTCCGCTATCAGATGGCTGGCGTGTGTATGCCCGTTATCGGCAATCTGTAAATGTCACTATCCCGTGTGTGCGTATATCTATTTTTGCTACAAAGAGAAACATTAGAAAACATGCCTAAGAACGTAGAAAAACTCAGCTACAATCTGATAAGGATGTATGCCGAAAACTTTGAATATACCGACAGGAACGGTATTCGGAAAAAGGGGTTCAATCCTTCGGCGGATGCGACCGACATAAAGCGTGTTCCGTTCTACATCAAATACATAACAAGGGACGGAGTAGTGGAAGAAGGTACGGTGGAATGTGTCTCCGTTGATACTTTCCGCAAGCAGCGCAAGATAAGATACGTTGAAAGCGGAGAAATCCGTGTGGTAAGGGATTACCTGGTAGTGGAAATTGACGGAGTGAAATTTAAAACGCTATAGTGGAAATGAAAAAGAACAACACAAGCACATACAGAGGCAGTACCCCGGATGTGGAGAAATTTCACGAGGAAGTGAGCAAGCTTATCAGTGAGGGGTATGTGGCCATGCCTATGAACGAAAGTTTAGGCAAAAAAAGCAACGCTCCGCAGTGGAGTGATACGGTAAACACTTTCCTTGAGCCTACAAAAGACGTGAACGGCGAGATTGTTCCGGGGCAGGTGTTCTCTTCTTCGTCGGTAGAGGTAGACGTGTCCGGCATAGGTACGGAAAACCTTGGGTATATGTCGTGGGGACCGTACAACAATCTGCCCAACCGTGTAGCTCTCCTTTCCTCCCTGCTTCCCTACACAGCCACAGGCAACCGCTTCAATACCGATGTGGCAGCCGGACTGGGACCACGCGCAAAGTACCGCTACACAATCACGGTAAACGACACACTGACTCCGAAAGAAGTGGATTACAATGATGCCGGCGAGCTTATCAAATCGAAGATTTACGCCAAGCAGAAGGAACTTCTGGACTTCTACGCATCATGTAAGGATAGAGGCATTACCCTGAAACGTCAGATGTCGGATTATGAAACGGTATCAAACAAAGAGCTGGAGCATTATAAGAAGGTGGAAGAAACTCTGATAGAGGAAATAGACCGCCTGAACAAGGATTACGAGATATGGGAAAAGACTTCGGAAGAAATCAAGGCGTTCATAGAAGAATCTTCTTTACAGAATGTCTGCATGAGCCTTTTCACAAGCATGACGCTGTTTGATATCTGTTATCCTGAAATACGTCTTTCTCAGGGTAAAAACGGAGAAAACGGCGCAACATGGAAGCCGAAGGTTACGAGCATCGGTTTTTATGACTCCGTGATTTGCCGTCTGGAAAGAATGGACGATAACAATAAAATCAACTACGTTTATGTTTCCAACCGCTTCTATGATACGGCCGTAAAAGACGTGAATGACCAGCTCGATATAAAGGCTGTTCCGGCTCTCGATCCTGTACGACCTTTGGCATCGCTCCGTGAAAAGATACGCGATTCAAGGCTGAACGCATATTTCGGCAAGAAACGTAACGGCAGGCCAGTAACGGAAAACAAGCCTACACGCTTTATTCTTCCTTCATATTATCCGGCTGCAGGCCGTCCGTATTACCCGCAACCTGCATGGTGGAGTATCTTCGGCGGTTCGATATATCAGTATGCGGCAAATATCATTTCCGACCGCGTACAGGCAAAGGAAAACTCGAATATGTGGGGCAAGGTGGTTTATGTACACACTGAATATCTCGGACAGCTTTATCATCAGATGAATATCAATGACGAAAACAAACGTGCTGAGATAAGAAATCAGTTATGGAACAGTGTAAACACTTTCCTCAAAGACCGCAGCCAGAACGGTTCCACTCTGCTTTCATTCTCATTTACCGGATCGGACGGAAAAGAACATGACGCATTCCGCATTGTCGATATTCCTGCCACAAGTAAGTCTGAAGCCGATGCACAGAAAACCGAATTGCAGGAGATAAGCAGTATCATCTTCTTCAGTATGCAGATCAATCCTGCTCTGATTGGTTCGGTACCGGGTTCTTCTTCATCATCGGGAGGAACATACCAAAGGGAATTATATCTGCTCAAACAGCTTAATATGAAGCCTACACAGCAGATAGTTCTGTCCGTGTTCGACGTGGTATCAAGATTCAACGAATGGGACAAGCACCTGGTATGGCGCATTCAGGAAAATTCTCTTACAACGCTTGACCGCAGCGCAACGGGACTGACGGAATCTCAATCTGCATAATCACTTTAAAACAGAACGCTTATGATAATAAATACTATAGAAGAAGTAAGGTTGTATCTTCCAAACCACAGGCTCGATGATATTCAGGGGTTGAAAGGTTTTATAGACAGTAGCGAGCGCGATTTCTTGGCTGATAAGCTGGGGACTGAACTTTATGATGCCGTATGCGAGAAATATAACGAAATTCTTCCTGAAGAACTTTTTCCGGAAAACTCGAAGTACTGGACGGAATGGCACAAGCTGATACGTGCTGCACAGCCTGTAGTGGTGTTCGATGCCCTTTATCGTAGTGCGGACCTGAATGTAATTTCTCTGAACGAAGCAGGAATGAATATCGCATCGAGCGACAATTACGAATCGGCAGGGGAGAAACTGATAGAAAAGTTCAAGTCGCGCTGTAATACAGAATCGCATCGTGCCGTTGACCGTATGCTGGTATTGCTCGAAACATGGGCGCAGGAAGTGGGATCTTTACCTGACGAACCGGAAGAGGAAGAAACCGAAATGCAGCAGATAGTACGCTTGTGGAAGAAAAGCAAATACTATTATCAGGACTCTTCTCTCTTTATCAGCACAGCCACACAGATGCAGCAGTATCTTGACATTTACGAAAGCCGCGAGAAGTTTGTTTCTCTCATTCCGCAGTTACGATACATTCAGTCCGTGCTGATAGAAGGGGAGATAGGAAGCAGTTTTGTAAGCTATCTTATAAAGGCACAAAAGGAAGGTAAGCTGAAGGAGCAGGAAAAGATTCTGGTAGAAAAGATATGCTGGTGGACAGCCTTTGCTGTTGAGTCACGCTCAAAGATGTTCAACCGTAGCGAAGCCACAGAGGACGCGATAAGGATGCGCCAGAATGCCATTGGATTTATCCAGCAGCGCTATGCCGATTTCAGTGAGAATATAGGTATAGACTCTCCGCTGTATGTGGCACCCGTAGAGGGAACCACAAGCGACACTCCGAAATGGGAAAACAATCGTCCTGGAAACAAGCTTTTCGTTACTCCGTCAATCGACACTAAACTCTAACGATGAAAAAGTCCGATACTCTAAGAATTGATTTGCACCTGCCACGCCACTGGGACGCGCTGACCACGCCACAGATGGAAGTCGTGGCAGATTGCATTATGCGTGAGATTGCGGCCGGTGGGAAAAGCGGTGCGTACAACCCGAAGAAGGTGAAGATGGATATCTTTCTTCGCCTGACCGGACTGGAGATAATAGAATCGGTAACAGACAGCCTTCCGCCCGAAGAGAGATACTTCATAGCTGTAAAGAAAAACGAAAGCGAAAACCGGATGAAACGTATCTACATGAAGCTTACGGGCAACAGCTACACCGCACCTTTCAAGGTCTATATCTGGCAGGTGAACCAATGGATTGATGAATGCCTGAAATGGCTGGACAATACATCAAACCGCACAGTCTTTCCTTATCCTATCTTCAAAAGCAAGGGCAGGATATTCCGCGGCCCGTCAAGACTGATGCAGAACTTCAACTGGAGGCAGTACCGCATTTCGTCCGATTATTACGACTACTACCTGTCAGAATCAAACTCATTGGTGAGATACGCAGCAAGAAAGGACTGTAATCCGCGAAAGTTAGCCGATATGCAGAAGACTGTCCGAAACGCACGAAACCTCCTCCTTGCTTCCCTGTTTTGTGAGGAAGTGGATGTACGCAATGCAGCCGGACTTCTGGAAAAGGACAATCCCTACATACTCGGACAGGAAGCGAAGAACAAAGATTGTTTTGAGAAGTTTACCGATATTCAAATGCAGGTGATACTTTTCTGGTGGATGGGAATGATGGATTATCTTCAGAGAAAGTTCCCGAAAGTATTCAAGAAAGGGAATCCCAAAAAACAGCAGCAGGTAAATCCATTTGAGGTTTACACCCGCATGATGACAAACCTGCAAAAGTATCTTAACGGAGCGAGTGAGGAACAGATTAATAATGCAACATACACAATAATGCTTGAAAATCTTAACGATATGATGGAAGAGCATGAGCGTATGGAAAGAAGAAAGGGGTAGAAGAATATGGAAAATAAGATAGTAATAGATATAAACGGAAAGTCTTTAAATCTTCCTTCTGATTTCAGTATTGATATAGAAGATGTAAATCCGTATTTCAATGACAACGAATCTTTTTCGTATGAAGTTCCTGTATCTATAGAAGAAAACAGGGAGGTTTTCAAAGATGTAGATAATGTACAAAGCGATAAGCGTCTGGTTGATTTGGAAAATTCATCCATGAGATTAAAAGTATGTGGAGTTCCTTTTCGTAGTGGAAAAATGCAGATTTCTGAAGATGCTGAGATATCCGGACAAATAAACATATCTTTAATCTCTACTTCTGCCACATTAAAAGATTTGATAGGGGAGAAGAATTGTCAGGATATACCTGTAAAGGATAAGATTCAGATTGGAGAGATGATTGGAGATATAAATCTTAAAGGTACATACGATTATAATTTCGCTTTTGTACTTTATAAAGAGCCTTATACTTATTTGTCTGAATCAGAAAAATTATCGGATGAAATAAATTATACATTAAATATTAACGCTTTAGGTTATTCTTTCCCCGGAATTTGCAAAGTAAAAGATAAAGAAACTGATTCCGGTTTTGAAACAGCAGTAAAGAAAGACGGTAAACCTGTTGTTGAAAAAAGTTTTATCAATGTAAGTGATGAATATCCGATTGCAAAATACTGCAATGCAAGGGTTTGTTATACGCATTACAAAAAGCCAAGTTCGGAAGATAGTAATCCTATTGTAAGCGATGAAGGAGATTTTGATCCTTATTACATACTTGAAGCAGACCGTATGCAAAGCGGTATTTGTTTTTATATCCTATATTTTCTGGATTGCCTTTTCAGTTCATTGGATATGAATTATGACAACAGCAATCTGTTGAATGTGGGAGATATGAAAAGATTGTGCTTTTTTACCACATATTGTAAATATGATCTTGAAAGAAAATATCCAGATAAACAGGAACCTGATTTTAAAAAAACTCGTGAAATATTAATGTGGCTTGATAGTCGGAACACGAAAGGTAAGCTGTCACATGAAACAAAATATTCTGAAGAAGTTGACAATATTGAGCTCGGTGGTAAAACATATAGTGTAGGAGATACATTGTCGCTTGGTTCTGTCATAAAAAAAATCGTAGTTCAAACATTCTCTAAAACGCTTGTTATGTCAGCAAGTGTAATGAACATGTATGCAAACTCCAGAAATTTCCCTGATGCGAGTGTGACATCTGTAATTGATTCCTTATGGGCATCATTTGGTATCCGTTTTTTGGTTGATTATGACAAGCGTACTGTAAAAGCCGTTTTCATAAGAGATTTGTTTCGTGATACATCAGAACCTATCACATTAAAATGTGAAATTATTGATACGCCGGTGAAATTAAATGAGAAAATAACCGGACTTCGTATGCGATATTCTGCTGAAAGCGACAACGATGAGAAAACATATAATATAAAATACGGCGTTAAGGATTATGATACGAATTTTGATTATGTAGATTACAGAAAGATTGATACATCTTTGGATTATCTTAGTATAATTAAAAAGCAGAACAGCTCTGATACTACATGTTACATTGATTTGAATACAGGGAATCGGTACAGATTGAAAGTAGATAAAGACGCAGAAGGATTTGATGACCTTAAACCGAGCGTTTTTGAAGTAGGAGCATTTACAGGTGTAGAAATAGGTGATTGCAGTGTAGAGAATCAGGATTACATAGAAGAGCTTATCAGTGATTTTAGTCCAATTATACCTAATGATGTAAATGGGAAAAGACAGAGAAATTCAAGTAGTAAGACAAATATACCTGTTTCGTTTACAGGAGAAAATGTGCCTGAAGAATTGAAAAATACTACTTTTAATGGATTGAATATAACAGATAGAGAACAGATATTGGCCATGTTTGTCGATGAAGAAATGCAGCATGAAAATACGACCATGGTCATACAAAACGCTGTTGGCACAAACTATTCTAATTTTTTCATTACCCAAACATTTGAAACAGATGAGTCTTACGATGTAACGAAAACTGAAAACGGAGAATCTCCTCTCCAGACAATTGACTGGGGGCTGGCTATCGGAGTGATGCGTGGAGGTGGTTCCGATGCTACTATACAGACTTACGACTGGAATTACGACGGACACGGTAACAGCAAGTGGCGCACCGTGGCCGGTAAATATGCCATGAGTAGTGACAGTATGGATAACTGGGGTTCGCAATATGACTATAACGGCACGCAGACAGGAATTGGCGACGATGAGCGTTTTTCTCTTAAAATCCGTTCGTACATCGAAAAAGACGGAAAGATTCTTTGTAACGAAGACCAGCGTGACGAAGAAGGAAACATCGAGACAAAAGTACGCACACGCGGACTTTACGACACATTCATGAGCGAATACGCACATTTCCTTCTTAACCGGAAGAAACTGCAGGTGAAATTCCGTTGCGAAGTGGCCGAGCTGGCCAACATCCAGTGGGGAAAACGTTACAACATCGGCGGATATATCGGCTGGATTAACAAGCTTTCTTACACCATTTCGGCAGAAGAAGGACTTGGTGTGGTAACGGCAGAACTTTATCAACTCTAAAAATCATTAATTATGGCACAAAAAATAGAAATCACATCCGGAAGCCCGCTTTGCGGCAGTCCGATCATCGTGGCAGTAACGGCCGACTCACCAGTAAGCCGCGCCACATTCCACCGGTTGAAACTTGTGGTAAAGGCAGCCTTGCAGACCAACCTCGATTATGAGGACTATGTGCTGAGCTGGCCGGCGTCCGACGGCGAAGTGATAGAGTTTGACATATCCAGCGCATTACGCAGTGAACTGAAAGAGCACAAGTATTCCGCACTTACCGCACAGGCAGCCATGCCCTACATAAAATACACCCTTCAGGCATACGACGAGTGGATGATCGACGGAATCATTTACGACGAGCAGAACGTACGCGACTACGGAGGCTATCTGTTTGCGCTTGATGGTGCTTTTACCGAAGTCGAACGCTATCTTTCCAACACTTCAAAAAACGTAACGAAGTTTTCCAGAAAGCCGGAATCAGGCGAAGTATGCAATTTGGGCGACATATATCTCTCTTCTGCTCCTCCTTCTGAGCCGATTTCATTTGCCACTCAGTTGGAAAGTGGCCCATTGGTAGAGGTATTCAATCTTCAGGAAAAAGGATTTAAAACTATTCATAACCGAAAGATATTCGTTGAAGAAAATCCGGACAGATGGCTATTCCAGTTCATTAACGGTCTGGGAGTCATAGAAACCGCTTCCTGCCTTTCGCTTGAATCTCTTCAGTATGAATTTAAGAACGAGCGTAATGTGTTGAACAGTTTCCGTCAGTTCAGACCCAGTGCCACGCGTAGCATGAGCCGATACACTTCAGGACAGGTTTACGAAATGTCTACCGGACCGGTCAACCGTGAATGGGCCGACTGGTGGTGTAACGAGTTCCTTTGTTGCCCTGCATCATGGGTACGTATCGAAGGCAGATGGTTCCCTTGTACCATCGAGCCGGAAGAAGAAGTAGAGATTTACGACCGTACCGAAGAATCCCTCATATCAATAACCTTCACCATGCGTCCCGACTTCTCCGGAGGGTTCCGTAACCTGCTTTGATTTTCGTCACTCCTTCGCTGCCGTGTATCATTAAGTTTGTGTCAAATAAAAGCTATTTTATACATGGCAGCCACAACACCAAACACACTATCCACTTCCGAATATTGGATGTCGCCCGATGCCCTAACGATAGAGTTAAATGCGCTTGACAATCCACAATACCTGCAGGTGTCACTTCTTGCGGGTTCTGTGATTACGGCATATCGTCAGGACGTGATAGATTACGATGCGTCACTCAATTACCGGAAGTGGACTCTTCAGGCTTACAACAATTTTTTCGACCGTACAGACCGCGCATACGTTTATGCCCAGCTCGAAAAAGAAGGAAACACTGCACTTATCATCTATTCTTACGATATACTTGAACTTACCGAAACTGTTACAAGCGATACTGAAGAAAGCCGTGAGGTTTATAACGTATATCTTGGGACTATTTCTTCATCTGTAAACTCCAACGGAGAAAGTATTCCGCGTATATGGGAAGATTCTTTCAAAACAGGTAGCTTTAGTACAGACAAGAACCGGAATGAAGAACAGCTTGGAGAATGGGCTAAGATGTTCCGGTTGAATAAGGTAACGGATATGATTGAGGTGCTAAAGGACATCACCTCTGCCGTAATACACAAACTGTACATCGGTGCCAGGAAAATCATGATAAACGATGTGCAGACAAGCTATGATAGTGAAAATGATTTACCTGCAAGTGATTCTATTATTCCTACTACAAAATTCCTTAAAGAAAGTACAGAAGAAAAGTTTCATCGGAAGGATAAGACGGATGAAAATCCATTTTGGCAAAGATTTTTAGGAGGAGCTTCTTTTGGTGAGTTTATTGATTCATTGATTGCTGGTAAAGGAGCTGGGATATTTGATAATGGAGAAGGACAATTTGAAAGTTTAAAAGTTCGTTCATCTTTAATCGTAAAAGAACTGATATATAACCGTTGGTTCGCTCAGGAAGGTAATGTGACATACTCCGAAGCCGGCACAATCGAACGGATTGAACTTCTTGAGGACGGCACGTATGACTTGTATCTTCGTCGCCGATGGGATAATGATATTACGGCATTCAAGGAACAGGACGTAAGTTACGGATCAGTAAATAATCTGAACTCTACAGGAGAGTATTATGACAGCTGGTTCCGCGTCCTTAGTGTGATGCAGGCGGAAAACAAACTGAATGTCATACTCTATCCGGATGAAGAGGTTCCTGGGGGTAAGAACTATCCTCCAGCTGTCAGTATGGTGATTACACGTCGTGGCAATGCGGTAGACGAAGAACGGCAAGGATTCTGGTATATATCCAGCTATGAAGGCTGTATTTGCATGCTGGATGGCGTAACAAAGCCCGTGCTGGAAGAATCTAATTACAGCATCATTATCGGAAAACTAAAGCGATTGGAACTGTTCGATAACCTCCCAATCAACTACCGACAGAGTTATGTGTATTGCCGTGGTATCGCTATCCAGGACTTGATGCGGATAGACTATCAGGGTGTGGTTGTTGTACAGCTTAACGACCGTGGGTTCTGGTCGCTGGAGGTTGCTCAGAGCGAGAATCCTTATACAGTTGGGAAAGAAACGGTCGATACGGTATGGCATTACGGCTGTCGCTGGAAATGCCTTGTCACCGGAACAACGGACGAACCTCGCTATGCCAGTACGGGATGGGCGATGATTGAAGGTAATCCTGAATTTACGATAGATATTGATAGCGAAAACGGTTGGCAGTTTGACGGGAGCCAGCTTCAGGAAGGAGTAGTCTTTACTACCTTAACTGTAACTGGACAGCTCTACAACCGTGACGTGACAGACAGCATACTTGATACGGACGTGTCCTGGACACGCGATACGGGCAATGTGTCTGAAGATAATGCCTGGGCTATCAAGAGAGCGGATGCTGGTAAGTCTCTTACGCTGACAGTAGACGATTTGGGGATTGAATTTGGCCGCACGAAGACTGTTTGCACGTTCAAGGCTCGCGCCTTATTACGTGACGGTCAGACATTCGAAGTTGCAGAGAATGAAATAACATTTTAAAGATATGATAACTACAAGAAAAAAAAGACTGGATGTGAATTATACCCCATTGCAATGCAGTGGGGATATAGAAACCGTGGGAAGTGTACCTGACCGACAGATATACTCCGCCGACACCAAGGAATATACCCCTGACTACACGCTGACTCCACTTGTGCTGTTTCCACGTTGCAATGCAACAGATCCGGACCAGTACACCAAGTCTGGAGTGGTAAACGCTTCTCTTACCAATATGAAGTGGTATGAGATACTGGGCACGAAGCGCACGCTGATTGATTCAGGTAATGCGAATTACGAGATAACCAACGAGGGTGATACCAAGGGGCAGATTAAAATTAAACGTAACTCTAGCGTTACAACACCACTGGCTCTTGAGTTTTACGCTGAATACGTAGACACGCGGACAAATCAGGTATTTCCCTTCAGAATGAGTACGGTAATACCTGTATCAGATGCTACACTTCCAAGTCCAGTCATGAAACTGGACAGCCCTTCCAGCGTAATATGGAATCCGCTTCGCAATCCACTGACACGTACAATCAAGGCATCTGTCTTTGTCGGAGGAAGCGATATCGCATCGGATAAGCAGAAGTGCAAATTTTTCTGGTACCGAAAACTGGACACCGGAGCATTGGAAGCCATTACAGATGGGAACGGAGATAATGACTGGGAAGTAGATAGTATAGACCACAATACGCTGACCATTAATCAGGATTATATTGGAGAGGAACAGACCTATGTCTGCAAGCTGGCCTATGCAGCAGACGGTAATCTTCCTGGATCACCATCGGACAATGCACCTGTAGTCAGTACCACCATCCGACGACGTATTCCTGATGTGGAAGCAGACTGGAAAGGAGTTCCTTCGCAGTTTCCAGGCGGTACCACCAAATTTACTCCGGAAGCGTTTGTGATGGACGGCATGGGTATTATCCCTAATGCGGATGAATGGCTCCGGTTTGTCTGGAACGTAAAATCACCTTATTCGCAGAGTTACAGCAGACAGGCTATCGGAGTAAAGCCGACAATCACATTCATTCCAGGAATGATGCTGGAACTGGAGGTACAGGATAGAGGGCCACAGGCAATACTGATAGATGATACGGATGGCACCGTACTGCAGGATGCTGATGGTAATGTTTTATTTGACAGAATTAATAACTAATACATACGACTATGGCATATTACGTAAAAGTGACAAAACAGGTGTCTGATAAGATGAATCTTACTGCAATACGCAATAAGACTGCGGATGGAAACGTGCTGCTGTGGCAGGCAGATTTAAATAGAATTGAAGGTGATACCATATTTGAACGCGCAGAGCGGATAGGCGGAAAGGCTATTACAGCTCAGGAAGCCAAGGCTGAAACAGACGGTACAGAAAATCCTTCCGAAGTATATACACCTGACGAATATAAGGAAGATACGCCTAGCGTCTTGCCGGAGATATCAAATGACACCGTATCTACTGAAGCAGAGGAAGGAGGTACATTATGAGTGAAGCAAGTGTATCACGGCAAGTAGTGTATGTGCGGAAAGGCAGCGTATATATGCCTTTCCTTCAGTCCAACATGGGAGACTTATATCAGGAGTACCAGGGTACAGCAGATAATCCGACAAATATCACGCCGGATTTCACTACGTTGACTCCGATGTTGAGTTACATCATCACCTCTTCTTTGGCCGCTGCCGGGATTGTGGTTCCTTCGTCGGTTAAGTGGTTTTTCAATGATACGGAACTTACGTTTGGAGGCAACAAACTTTCTACGAATACTTTTGGTGGCGAGACAGGTCATTTTGAAAACGTACCGTATTCTTCCGGAACACAAAATTATTTTGCACTGAAGATAAAGAAGAACCTGGTGAAGGCATCTGCAGGTGCTGCATGTAACATTAAAGCAGAAGCGACTATTGCAGTCGGTAATACCAGCGACAAGATACAGTGCGTGTACAGTATACCTGTTACTGTAGGTGTGGGCAACAGTAAGCGCGTTACCATCATGGCCGGTGACAACAAGTTCTTTACACTGACTGATAAGGGAGACTCCTGTATCCTCAAGGCTGTAGCGTGGATAGGTAGCGATGAACTCAATGCTGGTCAGACATACAAGTGGTACACGCTAAAGTCAGGTTCCTGGTCCGTGTTGGACGGGCAGACAAAACAAAGTTTGACCGTTACCAATGATATGGTAGATACCACCGGACAATTCAAGGTCGAAGTGTGCCAGAACGGAAACCTTATCGGGATGGATGTCCAGACGGTAGTAGATGCTTCTGACCCGTTCGACATTATTACCAACCCCAATCCAGAAAGCGAAACGATTGAGCAGGGAAGCGGTGGTACGGTAGTCTATACGCCACTATTCGTCAAACGTGGAAGTACAACCAAGTACAAGGAAATGAAGTTCTACTTCGTATTCACGGACAGTGCAGGTAATATTCTTAATCCCAGTACAGCTACTACGCCATCTGCAACCGGAACCGTAACTGAAGCTATGTGTGAACAGGCATCCGGTAACGTGGCTGTATCAATAACTACGGAGGAGTAGGTATGACATTAGCAAGCAAAACAACTGAGGTAAAATTTCTTCAAAAAGGCCCTCAAGGGAATAAAGGGGCTAAACTTCGTATGAGAGACTGGAAGGAAGGAGAGGAGTTCCTTGCTGGTGCAGAAGGAGAAGCATATTACGATGTTGTTAATTATTTTGACAAACTTTATTTGACTATTGTGTCTCATACTGCAAAATCAGGTGTTAATGACCCTATTACTTCAGTGTCACAGCAAAAAGGTTTTTGGGAATTAGCACAGGACTGGACATTTATTGCGACTAAACTTTTGCTTGCAGAGAAAATATCGGCCGAAGAAATTGATGCAGACGGACTTGTTGCGAAGAATGTGAATATAACTGGTAAGATATATGCAGAAGAAGGTGAACTTGGGAAAATAACAATAAAGGCTGATGCAGCAGATGATGGTTTGTTTTTAAAGGATGATACTTATGGTTCTGAAATGTCTCTAAAATCTAGGATGTTTATGAGCATCCCATATAATGTGTTTGCTGTTAATCCAGGAAGCGACCAGTCAAATGTATTGCTTTACGTAAAAAAACGTAGAGGTAATTCTTTAGACAGGGCTTTGTATGTAGATGGCGTTGCTGAAGTTTATGGCAGATTGGGCGTTGGTAGAGGTAAGGATACAGGATTTAATCAGTTCTATCCGGCGCTTGTCGCTGAGGGTATTAGCTGTTATGGTCAATTTTGCCTTCCGATTAAAACAGTGACTTCAACTTCTTCTTTAGACTCGACTTCCAGTTATGTGGTTTTGAATTTTTCTTCTTCCGGTGGATATATACGTCTACCTTCCACCAACCTGACAGATGGACAGACTATTATTATAAGGAATATAGGTTCTAATAATGTCACGGTGTATGGTAATATGAAAAATGAAAGCAATAGTAGTATTACACAATATACATTCAGAACTGGAGGGCGATTACACGTTCATACTTATTATCAGAATGGTAATTACTGGCTTGTAAACAATCTTAATTAAAACGATAATCATGAAACAAGTAGATTTTGGTAAAGTAAAAGTTCAGCTGACCTTTGAAGGTAATCCGGTTGAATTTAATATGCGTAAAGTAATAGGTAATATGATTCGTCAGAACACTAATGATATAGGGTTAGATGAGTTTGCCAGAAAGGTATATTTTTCAGATGGCCCGGTTGAAATTCCGGATGAATATATAAAGCCTATTTTGGGCATAGTAAAATTGAGTATGACAGTTCCAGCTCAAAAAGCATTAAATGAATTATTAACAAATGAATAAAATTTAAAATTATGATACAGAAAAAAACTTTAAAAGAAGCTATACAAAATCCGGAGATAATATCAGTTGTGGGAGAACTACTGCCTGTGGTTAGTGAATTGAAAAAGGGGTTAATGGATAAGGACAACTTTTATTACAGAGGTACAATCAGTCTAACATCCCCAGACACCATTCTTGATAAAATAAAATCAAACTTAAAAATGGGAATATATAGTGTAAGTGGTTACAATAGTGAAGAAACTTATACGGATTGGGGGGTGCTGTATATTAATAATAATGCAGGTATGTATATTACCAGAAATTCCAGAAAGGTTGTTTTTTTTGTCAAAACTGGTCCAGGATGGTATTACGGGGAAGTTTCACCGACAGCCTGGAGTTTTATAAGTTGATTAATTTAGTCTCCCACGGGCCCCTCGTGGGAGGACCCGCCAAATGAACCAGTTGGAATTAAGAATTTTGAGTCTTGAAAAGCTCACAAACGAGCAGGCAGTATATAATTCTCAGTTAAAAGAAGATTTAATTTCAAGTCAACAGAGCATAAAGGATTTGTACGGCAGAATTGAAGTATTAGAGAAAGCTGTATCAATGCCTTCCCATACAAAGACTCAAAAGGCCACAAAATCAGAAAAATAATTCGATTATCCGCATAAATACAAAATAAAACATGAATGTAAACGAAAAAGCTTTAGAGCTGAAAAGTAAGATAATGGATAGCGTTCAGATGTGGAGTGATGGGCTTATCGACAATTTTTTCGATACCCATCACCTTCCGAAAATCGCCGTGAAGTACATCAAGCGCGGACGCGACAACTTCATAGCCCAGCAGGACGAAGCTATCACGAAGAAGATTAACAACGCACTCCTTTTCGTGACCGACAAGGACGGAAACTACGACCTCGGAATGCTTTCGGACGATGTAATCTCCCTGCTCAGGGATATGCCCGAAACTCCGTTCGACTTCGGACTTACCGGAACCATCGGCGCTGGAGCCATACGCATCTACATCCCGGAGATACCGTTCGTATCAAGCGTTTTCGGCGACTTCGGCTCTGTAAAGATAACAGAAAGCGACCTCCTTATCCTGAAGGAAATGCTCTGCCAGCAGGACGGAATCGCATCGGCAGCAAGTCAAACCATTAAAAAATAACGATTATGGGATACACTTACAAGGAAATAATCCACGAAGCAAAGGAAGCCGGACTCTTCAATGAGAAGAAGGCATACGAAATTCTGTGCGACATGAGCGAAGGCATAGAAGAAATGGCTCTCACCAACAAGGAAGAAGCCTGGGCATTAAAGCGTCGCCACTACCAGATGCTTTTCGGACCGCACTACAACGAAGCGTTTGCCATCTGGCAGGTCGCTCAGATGTACCACAAGGACAGCAAGACCGGCATGGAAGTACGCGGCCAGCACTGGTCGCCCGAACAGGTCAAGCAGGTGTTCATGGGCGTGGCTTCCAAAAACAAGGCCCTGTCAGAATATAATTACTGGGATTTCTACGTCACCATTCACATGATGTGGCACGACAATATCTGCATGTACCGCACCTGGTGGCCCGAAGCCGACGAAGAAGTCCTTACCCAGAAAGTAGCCGAATCGGCAGTCAACTATCTGACCGACGACGACGGCGAAAAAGGTAAAATCTGGATGCGTTACGCTCCCATGTACCAGTAAAACTGTTTCAATTCCACATAACGATTGCAGGCTGGCATACCTCCGCTCCATGGTGAAAGCGCAAGGGGGTAATGCCAGCCTGCCCCTTTTTGTCCCTTCCCCTCCTTCTGCTCCTCCTATCTTTACAGAAAGAAACTGAAACGCAACCGGAAGGGAACCATTAACAAACACAAAACAACACGAAGAACATCATGGAATTATTGACAATCACAGGGGCAGAAGTACAGGGATTCTGGGGATTTCTGTCAGTAGTAATCGTTACACTCATTGGAGTCTATCAGATTCGGTTTCAGAAAATGACCGACATCAAGGTTGAAGAGTACAAAAAGGAGCTCACACGCAAGAGCAACCGCCGCAATGACAATACCTCAAAGGTGTGGGGCGAAATCCACCATCTTCTCGGACAGCTACGGGCCGATCGCGTGTACATCATCCAGACTTATCCGCTTGGCAGGAACGATTATGTTACCGTAGAGTTTGAAGTCACTACACACGGAGTGGCCTATATCAAGGAATCCATAAAAGACCTTCACATGAAGGATGTGCCGAAATTCTGTTCCGTCATTTCATCCACCGACTTTCTTTACGTAAAAAACCTGAATGATATGGAAGGAATGCGTGCCCGTGCGCTCTTCGCCACCAACGGCACCCGACAGATGTACATCCATCGACTGAAAGACAGCACGTACGACTGGATAGGAAGTCTCGTGTGCGACTACACCACCGACGACGTTCCCTCTGAAGAAGAAGCACGCAGCGCAATGGAGGTAGCCGCGCTCAACATTCAGTACATCCTTCCGGAAATACAACACGCAAAATAAGAACAGCCACACACACAAACACACATGAAAGCATTTTTCAGTTACATTGAATCGCTGTGCAAGGCCAACTCGATGGCCAGCTCCAAAAGCTTCACCCTCCTGCTTACAGCAGCCACCGGTTGCCTGGGAGTGATCTGCATCAGCATCGGCCTGCTGGTGGAATGGTTCACTGCAGGCTACATACGCACCAGCCTGTCCGAAATGAGCATGTACATCGCTTCACTGGGAGTTTTCGTAGGCAGCGGAGCAATATCAAAAATCAGCGGGGAAAAGAGAGAACGTAAAGAAAGGGAAGAAGTGCCTCCAGCAGCACCTTCTCCCGGACATAAAGACTAAAAAATTAAGTCATGGCAGACATCTACAAACTTGCACCTTTCATCCTGAAGTGGGAGGGAGGTTTCGTGAGCGACCCCGTAGACAAGGGAGGCGCGACAAACATGGGAGTAACAATCGGCACCTGGCGCAGCGTGGGATACGACAAAGACGGCGACGGCGACATTGACGTGGACGACCTTCGTCTTCTTACCAGAGAAGACGTGATAGAACGCGTACTCCGTCCGCATTACTGGAACCGCTGGCGTGCCGACGAGATACACAACCAGTCAGTAGCGAACATCCTCGTAGACTGGGTATGGGCATCGGGTGCACACGGCATCCGCCGTCCGCAGCGCATCCTCGGAGTGACAGCCGACGGCATAGTAGGGCCGAAAACCCTTGTCGCAGTCAACTCAATGGACCCTATGGAGCTGCATTTCCGCATCAAGAACGACCGCATCCGTTTTATCGACGAAATCTGTAAGGCCAACCCCTCGCAGGAACGCTTCCGCCGCGGATGGCTCAACCGTATCAATGAGCTCACATTCAAGCCCTGATTATCTTTTTTGAACACAAAAATCCCGAAAATTTCCATTTCCGGGATTTTTTGCGTTTTTCTGTAGAAAATTTCAGTTTTCCGCGAAAAAATTTCCATTCCCCTACAGAAATGAACGTCAGAAATCAATCTCATATTCCGGAATCCAGTCGCCCGGCTCCGAAAAAGTCACACCACCATCATAAGAGAAAATACGTCCTTTAGCCACCGTACAGCGGTTTTTCAGCAGCGGAATACCGCTCGCCATGCGGTCCTCCAGCACCTTTCCTTCCGCGTCGCGAGCCACTACCCGCAGCGACACCTCAAACTCATCCTCCTCGCAGAACGAAAACACCGAGAATTTAAGTCCTTTCTCCCCGACATATCCACCGTTCAAGTCCCATCCGATGCTGAAATCCTCCTTCTCCTCTGCTACTCCCAGTCCCGTAGCCATGTCCAGTGCCGCCATGTGTCCGCCTACCGTCAGTTCAATTCTGGCCACACCTTCAGGAATCGCATCCAGAATCATCAGCGTAAGCTTCGCCACCACGCGGTCCATTTGCAGCGTCAGCGTCTCATCCGTACCCTCGTCCACCTCCATAGGCACACATTTCAGAAAGGTTTCCGTCACCTTACCCGTCCGGAAAACACCCTTCGCTTCGTCCACCTGCCAGTCAGTCGAGCTGTGCCCCAAAAATCTCAGTTCGTGCAGTCCGTAGTCCATTGTCAGCGAAAAAGGCTCCTCCGCCGGACGGCATATTTTCTGCTTTGCCACGCCGTCCATGTAGTCCACACATAGCAGCGAGTCCGCATAATCAGCCATGTTCGCCCTCGAAGCCCTGCTTTTCATTCCATCCTCCGCCGTCCAGTCAGAAATACCGGCATCCAGCCCGAAAAACGGCATAAAAACCATTGTTTTCCGTGAATTTTCGTTCGAAATCTCCATTTCGGGCACATTTCCCGCCCGTTCGCAGCTTCCACACAATAGAGCAGAAGCCATTACCAACGCAATAAAATTTCTCATAAAAAAAGGTTTTGAAGTTAAATTCTACATAGAATAACTCCAAAACCTCAGAACGTTTCCATTTTTCAGCATTGAAAAAGCAACAAATATGCCGAAAAACACGTTTTAAACCCAAAATTTCCGTGCCGTGCAAAATATGCCGTTGGCAAAGATAACTTTCCAATCAATAAGTAGTAGTTAATTATTAGTTAAATATTTTTCGCCACAATGTTAACGCTGTACGAAAACCATATTAATTCACTGATTTTTAGGCGATGAACGGCACGGGAAAAGTGTCTTTCGCGCGGAAAACCCGTCGCCACGCTACGGGGCCGGCGGTCCGCACGGGGGCCGGTGGGGCTGGAAATATGCGGGTAGGGGGGCCCGGGGTGCGGTCCTGGTGTGCTGGTGTGTGGGTGCTTGGGTGTCCAGGTGGGCGGAGAAGGACCGGCGGCCGCCCCTTCTTGCTTCCCTGGTTGCATCGGGACGCGAAGGAAGACGACGAAGGCCGGCGGCCGTTCCTGATCCGTTGGCGGGTTGGCATGTTGGCGCGTGGGTGTGTAGGTGATTACGTGCGTGTATTGATTTCTGGCGTGTACAATATTTTTTTTGAAAATAAGTTGTATCTTATTTGCATACTTAGAATATATGTAGTATATTTGCATACAGATAAAACAAAACAAGTAATAACATTCTAAAGCTTACGATTATGAAGAAAGAAAAACTTTATCAGATTACAGGAACTACCAACAGTTGGATAGCTCAGCGCGATTTAAAGTTCAACGGTAAAACAAGAATTACCCTTGAAAAAGACTTGACATTAAAGGAAGCATATAATAAGCTGCTTGATATGTTTAACAATGATTACGAGGATGAAGGCTGGTACGCTGAGAATTGGGGTATAGCTGTTAACATATCCAATCGCAAAGCGTCGCCAACCTTCAGCGATGGCACACGCATGTACGAATACGATTCCAGATATTATAAGATTGAGGAACAGGAAGAAGAAGCCAATGAATAATCAGGACATAGGAGCAATGATAAAGGATATACGCACCCGCCGCGGCTTATCAATCCGCGCGCTGGGTGAGTTGTCCGGCGTTCAGTTTGCCAATATCGGCAAGCTGGAACGCGGAGAGTATAACCCATCGGTGAACATACTTAATAAGCTGTTATTAGCTTTAGACTGTGAACTGATAATTAGAGAGAACAAATAAAAATAATAAGATTATGACAACAGAAAACCGCTACCAGTACAGCGAAGACCGCTTGATAAAATTTGATACTTATTCCGATTCGTGGCCCGCAAGGCCTGAGGATTGCGCCTACCTTGTTGAAGACAATTCTAAATTAGATTTAGATTCCGATTCGTCCGAGGATGGCTCTATATCTTATTATCAGGGTGAAAAGGGAGCTCTTGTTATAGAACATGATTCAGACGGTACGGAAAATGCATATAAATCAGGTTTTTATTTAACTTCTTCTTTTCAGGAATACAAGGAAATGTATTCAGATTAATATAGTTTCTATATCCTGTTATCCATCCGATAACAGGATATTTTTTTCTATTACTATACCCCGCAAAAATAAATATCAAATTTTAAAATTTTTCTTTGCTTTTTCTTTGGTGAATAAAATAAAAGCCGTATATTTGTAATGCCAAACTCATATAGCCCGATACGTTATATATTTACGTATCAAACATATTTTTGAAACGAGTTAAAAAGATATTTAACGCTCCGTTTAAAGTTTCATTCATAACTTTGGTTATGTGGGTTTGGCGACCGAAACTTTATCGGAGCGTTTTTTATTGTTTAATTTCATAAAATGCCAAACCCTTATGAAAACAAAAATTTTTAACGGCCTTATAGTATTGGCCAGTCTTTACGTACTTAGTTACGTTGTTAACCTTATTTTTGTAGCAGCTAATTTGTCGGCCTTGTTCATCGGCCGCACTCCTTCACTCTCATTTGCTTCCCAACTGAATTTTGCCGCGTGGGGTTTTCCTCTTGCATTGGCTATCACTGGAGCGGTGTTCCTGATGGATGCCGGGTATATCTCATTCAATTCTTCAAAGAAATAAGTTTAATTTTTAATTGTATAAGCTATGGTAATTAATATAAACTATCATTATTTTTCAAATTACAGCGGTAAAAGTGATCTTGAAAAATTAGGTAACTATCAAGTAGGAGAGATAATAACAGATTGGGAAGGTGATACAGGATGTATCTTAATGATAATGAAAGACGGAAGTATAAGAACAGATTCTAACGGAATAGGTGATATTAGTAAGATTAAGAAGGTTAGAAGTAAAAAAAAGATATTGGAATACTTGCAAATCCTTCATAAATCCGATATGAATTTTATGTTGGAAAGACAAAAAAGAGAGCTTGGAATGATTGGATAAATAATTAATACTTACTATCATGAGAACAAATATAAGAACCACCGCCGAAAGTAACGCAGTTGTAAACCACTTTTTTCCTATTCATTGCATTGTAGTGAACCACGCAGCGCCCGCAGCCGTACAGGATGACGAACAGGCATTACTTTACGTATGGCGTGAGATAATGTGCGCCGGCCATCATTGGAACATTGATTTTCTTAACACCCCGCAGGGAAATGTGTACAGCCTTAACCCGTGTTTGCTGCATCATTATTTTGATAACAGCTTTATCAGCTTTGAGGAGCTGAAGAAATCGGCCTACGTGGACGAATACCAGAATATAACAGCTTTTCCGGACACAGGAAAGAATCTTGTTAATATGGTTAATCTTTGCAGTGTTTATCCTGCTTAATTCTTCACACTATAAATCTATATCTAACTATTTTTCCCAACTTTTTAATACTTACTATTATGACTTATTTCCAGAATATAACCAGCCTTTCAGAATTGAAAAAACAATACCGTGAACTTGTAAAGAACAACCACCCGGATAAGGGTGGCGATATAGCCGTAATGCAGGATATTAACAACGAGTTTGAGCAGTTGTACAACATTTGGAAAGACAGAAAAGAAACTGAAGATAATACAGGCTACGCCAACGACTACGAAGGTGCAACCGCTAAGCAGTACACGCAACACGTTTACGAGGAGTACGGCTGGACCGGCTCACGCCGTGACCGTTCGTACACACGTAAGGAACTGAAAGTAATTTTCGCTAAGTGGTTAAAAGAAACTTATAAGGGCTGTACATTCTCTATCAGTCTGAGCGGATATAATAGTATTTGCGTGCGGCTTCTCAAAGCTGATTTTAACCCGTTCAAGGGCGATGTGAAATTAAAATATAGCTTTTCGCGCTACAGTATAACCGATGATCCGGAACTGAATGACCGAGCAAAAGAGATGTTTAATAACATAGAATCTTATCTCATGTCATACAATTATGACCACTCAGATTTAATGACCGATTATTACGATGTAGGTTTTTATTTTGACATGGAAATAGGAAGCGGTAAAACTCCGTTCAAAGTAGAGATACCGAAAAACCGCCGCGCGTCTGGGGCTTGTTCCGCTGAATTCAAGTACAAGGAAGGGCCGGCACATCAGGCAATTAAAAAAGCGTTAGGCAAACAATACTTTGCCGATGTTGTAAATTATGGGTTAGTATTAGGTTCTGATTATATCTATAATGATAGCGTATTTTTTAGCGCAAATAATTATTCAGCGCCAAAAACTATGCGTAAAAAAATGGATAAACTTTTATCCGTTGGAATAGTTACAAAAGCTAAATACGGTTGTATTGTGTTCGTAGGTTATACTCCAGAAGTAGAAAAATCTTTAGCCGATGAAGACCGCGCAAAAGAAGAAGCGTATAAAAGATGGAAAGAAGAACAGGCCAAAGGAACAGCCGGAAAGTCTCACAAAGAAAATATATCCTATGGAGACGGAGAAAAATCACTGTTTTCTGACGGACAGGGAAGCGAAAAAATCGGCGAATTTGAACTTGTAAACTATTCGGAAAAAGCGTTTGCCGTTGTCGGCGACACACGCGAAATAAAGGATCTTTTAAAGGAAAACGGAGGCCGTTTTAATCCGGCGTTAACAGTTAACGGCGTGAAGTGTGCCGGCTGGATATTCAGCAAAAAGAGCCTTCAGGCCGTACGTCTGGCCCTGATAGGTTATACTGTCCAGGATATAACAGTAGATCAGGAACAGCCGGAACAGGAACAGGCGCAAACGATTGAGCCGGACAAAGAAAATACATCCTATGGAGACGGAGAAAAATCACTGATTTTTTTCAATGCTTTTGTATCTTTTTGGGATGCCGTTCAGGAAGTAATGAAAGAACAGCCGGAAGAAGAAAAACAGCCGGAGCCGGAAGATATTGCAAAAGTGCTGGAAGTATTCCCGGCTTTACTAGATGCCGTTTGTGAAATAATGAAAGCGGAGCCAGGCAAGGAGCCACGGAACAAGGAACGCGAACAGGGTACCAATGAAATATATAATTCCGTTTGCTCCTCCGCTATTCTTTCGGGTGATTATATCAAGGCACGCCAGGAAATAAAACAGGCTATAAGGCAATACCGTTTTACGTTGCCACAGCTCAAATATTTGATTTATATCCTGAATACTCACCCCGGCATAAAAAGGGAAAGCCACAGAAAGGCGGCATAAGCCGCCAGGCCTTGCGCCGGAGCGGTTTATATTCGAGCCTATGGACTCCGACAGAAATCACTGATTTTTTTACTTTATATTGAATCAATAAAAAAACATACACTACATTATGAAAACAAAAAGAATGACAAAAGAAGAAGGCCAACGTTGCAATATTAGCAGATTCCCAAATTTTCATAAATCCGGAAGTATAAAAGGCATGAAACGTTTGTACTATGGCAAAAATGCGCTTTTGGTACGTTGTGGCGATTATATATACAATGTCACATCAGAACCGGAAATATATCAGGCTGCCAGATAACAGCCTATGGAATCCGACAGAAATCACTGATTTTTTTAACTTAAAATATTAAAACTATGTTTCAGAATATCAAACCTATATCAGAAAAGTCTTATAAAGTTTTTTCATACCTGGCAGATGCAGCCAGAAACAGCAAAAACCATGCTATAAAAATAAAAAACTCAGAAACATATACCCCCGTTACAGTGGAAATAATTTTTTCTACTCCGGAGTATGAACACGTATCTATATGTCATTACGGCGAAATGAACGGCGATCTTATGGCCGATCCTGAAATGGTTTTCTTCCATGATAAAAAAGAAAATGTGGCTTATCCAGGTTATTACCTGAACCATTATGCCGGTATAGAACAAACATCTTTGCAATATGATGATTATGGTAAGCCGGTAGGCGTTAGAAGGGCTATGCAGCGCGGTCAGGCCGATTTTGCAAACATGTGGATGAAAAATATCGACGAACAGCAAGCTTTGGCCCTTATAGGATAATAAACCTATGGCCCCATGGAAAAATCACTCTATGGGGCTTGACAGAAATCACTGATTTTTTTCTAACTTTGCAAACATGAATAAAGACTTTTACATATCGACAGAAAAAGGCGTTGAATGCGTTGTTCAATCTGCTTCCCCTCAGTACATCTTCCAGATTATCCGCACGACGGACGACGCGAAGTTCCGCGCTCTTATGGAAGACTCCACACAGTTATGCCTGCAGGTGCATCCAGATCATAACATTGCCATCCGGACGGCAGGTAATAAGGTGTATATAGCCATGACATCCGCCAACGTGGAACTTATATATAAAGAGCTTCAGGAAGTCAAGAGACAGGCTGCTGAATGGCTGTGTGAATACTACGGCATTAAATAGTAGAATATTTTTAAAAATAATTGTAGTTTTATTTTGCTGCATCAAAATAAAACCTTATCTTTGTCACAGAATTAAGAAACAAACCATTAAAAGTGGGGGCAACACTATAAACACCGCGGAAAATCATGAAAAATCAAGTAGTCATTACCGTATTCACAAAAAAAGCTGAATACGAGCATCCGGAAGAATACAGAAGTTATGCAGGTGATACCGTATATCAGTGTATGGAAGACATATACTACGATTATGAAATTGTAATGAAGTACGGTGTCTCAGCGTCCGACATTGCAGACCGTACGGAAATACTGGTAGAAAATACCGGCGATGCTTTCCGATATAATCCTCAAACCTGGGAGCACATCGAAAACATGAATCTCGATCCACAGCTCCCTCTGCTTCCCCTTATGAAGAAATCTTTTCTTCCCGCTCTGTTCCTGAGCAACAACACAGACCGCCCGGAAGAAGAACAACGCCCGCGCCGTCTGAAGGGTTTTACCTTCGCCATTACCGGTACTTTGAGTACAAAGAGAAAGAACGCCGTGGCTTATATCCTGGCCAACGGCGGCGATTATCTGCCGCGTGTGACAAAGAATGTAGATTTCCTGATAGTTGGAGAGGATGCCGGCGACACGAAGACAGAACTTTGTGAGCGTTATGGAATACGGGAAATTTCCGAGTGTGATCTTAGAACTATGGCAGAAGGTAAGGCCGCATAATTTGATGATATAAAACATATTTTTCCATATAAAATAATTGTGTTTTTATTTTGCAAAAACAAAATAAAACCTTATCTTTGTATCAGTGTTAAGGAACAAACATTATTTACTTTTTACCGTGGTGGCAACACGTCAATTCAGCATTATTTATATGACTAAAAATCTCAACGTATGGTGTACATTATTTCATGAAAGTGAATGTAAAATTTACATACAAGATGAAGATGGTGAAACACTTTCTGAATATCTACATGTCCAAGGAAATCCAATTTCTGTAAAAGAAGTATATAAAAAAACAGGAGAGATAAAAGGTTCTTATAAAGGGATCTGTGAATCTGTGAAAGAGATTAAAGAAAGAGAAAAAGAGTTTATGAAAAGAAATAAAGAGGATTTTGCGCGATATTACGGTAGAAGAGAAGCGGATAAATACTTTAAATAAAATATTCATTTATAACCGTGGTGGCAACACGTCAATTCAGCAGACACATTATGTTACTTTACGTCGAAAAAAAATCTTCACAGGAACAAATTTATCAGTTTGCAAAAGAAGTAGGTGCAAAATGGATTGTAGTCAATTCAGATCATTATAAGGGAAACAATAAAGGGTATTACCAGGATGTAGAATCTTTCCGTAGTTCAACGGTATTCCACTGGAATTTAAAACCGGAAGATCGCGGTGCCATTTCTGTATATGTTACGGATATTGATATACCGGCTGCAGTGTCTAAGAGGATAGAATTACAGCGGGAAATAGTCAGACTTGATTACGATTTTCAGTTATTTATGAAAAAGATTGAGACTGATTATCCTTTGCAGAAAATAGATAAAAGATGGGGAGTAAATAACCCTAAAAGGCTGGAAATTGAGGAACTTAGAGATAAACGTAGAGAGGCGATAAAGAATGCTTGTGAAGAGCATGACAAAAATGTAGCTCATATCAAGTCAGAAATGATTTCCACTAATTTCGTTTCTTCCACATTTATAGAATTATCCTTATAATTTTTTATAAGCCTATGTACTTTCAGAAAAATCACTGTTTTTATTAAACTTCATAAAATCAATTATCATGAAACGTATTGTAAACATATTAAATATTAATCAGGCTGTATGCCGTTCCAGAGAAGACAATACAATAGTATCTTCTCTGGAAGATGAAAAATTATCTATAGCATTTATCGAGTCTTATCTAAATGGTAATATATGGGGAGTGTATTATCAAGAAGATAACCTGGTATATGAAACAAAAGACGGTGATATTTATTTCATGTCAGAAGATTGTGTGAAACTATCAGACGACGAACAATTACTTTTTGATACCAGCGATTTCGGCTGGAAAGTAAATCCGCAAAACTGGGTGTATCTTATAGGTACTGATAGTGTTGAAAAATTGGATTTGGAAGAAAATTCGGCCGATTCTGATAGCGATGTATGTTACTATCAGGGAGAGTCTGGAGCCATGGTGACTGAAAAAGATAGTGACGGGACTGAGAATCCACTAAAATCAGGATGGTATCCGTGCTCCAGTTACAATGAATATGTTGAATCTTATAATTAATTTGCTACAATGAAAAAATTCAAAATATCACAAGACCAGATACATTATCAGGACGATAAAGTATTATTATCATTTGCAGTTGACAAAGGTGTACCGGGATATAATTCGCGTGAAAACAAGTTTTCTGAGCCGTTTGTGGCCGATATAGATGGCCGCATGTATCTTATACGGCCCGAAAATGTAACATCGTCCTCAGACGGTAAATTCTTCCTTATGGAAGCCGTAATGCCCGACCGCACCATGAACGACGCGGAAATCATTGGATGGAAACTGAAATGCGCCCGCCAGGACGCCGGGATTACATGCGATGAACTGGCCGATCGTGCCGGCGTGCGGCGTAACACAGTTGAACTCATTGAAAAAGGTTGTTTCAACGCGAAAATCAATCTCATTTGCAGCCTGGCAGAAGCTATGGGAATGGAAGTAACACTCACCCCTATGGAGTGACGGAAAAATCACTCTATGGCACCTCAGAAAAATCACTGTTTTATCGTCTAAATGTAAATAAACAAACGTAAGGCATACGGAAAAAACTGTATTAAATGGGTATTAAATATAAATTAAAAGCGCGACGGAGTACGCCGCGCTAGGATACTAAAAGTGTGAAGCAATTCACAAATGAAAACCTACTGATAGTAGATTTTCGTTTTAATCCACAAGGGAAAATCCCTTGACGGCACAAAGATAGTATTTATCTTATATCCAAAAAATATTCATCATAATTTCTATACCTGTTTTATGAACTGAATTATTATTTTAAAAGAAAAATCAATGAAAACACAAATAGAGAAACTTAGACAACTTTCAGATAAAAAGAAAGGTGTAGTAATGAATCAATATGTAGATGATTTATTACGCAATGGAAAAGCATATACTGTACGGAGCCGGTATAGTGGACGTTACTACCATAAAAAGAGTTATACTGAAGAACTGGATAAACTTCTTACAGAGCATGGCATAAGCCATGAAATAGGAAACGACGCCCCTCGCGGTGGAATGAATGGTGAGTTTGTATCACTTAAAGGTACTGTGTTAAAGTATGTATTAGACCGCAAAAAGGAAAGAGAGGAATTCTGGAAAGCAGAACAAGATGGCAAGGATAAACAAAGGAAATTGGCTTATGAAAGATATAAACAGGAATGCGAAAAAACTTATAAGTTCTGCGTGGAGAATAATATAGAAATTGATTTTTCTTACTTTACTGAAAAAGATAATGAAAGGTTTTTCCATCTTGATTATGACGATATAAAGAAGGAAAAATTAGGATATAAAATATCTATTCCTAAACGCTTTTACGGTATAGCATCGAGGTCTTCAGGTGTACATTCGAATGAAGGATTTCGTAGATACGTTAAAGAAAAACTGTTGTCTTCGGGTTTATCGCATGAAGGGTGCAAGATTACTAAAGTTTACGACTGTGGCGTTGGCGATGGTTAATTTATACCACCTATGGAGTTTCAGAAATATCACTGTTTTGTTTTTTAATTATACTATTTATGGACGAAAGATTTATAATTACACGATTTACTGACGATACAAACCGCTGGGCGTTGGAAGACACTGAGTTTGGAGTGTTGTATGAATATGTTGGCGCAGACCTTAACCCTGTAAATATCCTTACAGAAAAGAAAGGATTTTTCGACGGCAAGAAAGGACATCAGCGGATGGTTAATTTAGGAGTGGACGCTATCCAGTTCATCATAAAGAATCATGAGAAGATTTTCAGACTGGCCGAAATAGAAGAAGATGATATTGATGAATATCCGCAAATGGCGACAGAACTGAACTGAGTTATCCCGAATAAATCCGTTTCTCTTTATTATATTCAACCCTATGGACCTATAAAAATATCACTGTTTTTTATGCAAGTATTCGTAACATCTACATCGTGTATCGAGACCGCCTCACAGCTCGACAAGAAAAGACTTAACAAACAGATTATAGAAGCCGGACAAATCCTTAAAGCCATAAGAGGGGAGGGGAAAGGCTGGCACCATCATCCTGCTACCCTGATGTATTCACACCACACGGCATGGCTGGAGCTTTACCGTCTTTGCCTGCAGGCCTACATGTCCGGCAACACTCAGGAGGCAGAAGCATACAGCCGACAGGCAGACGCGATACGTCCGCCCTTCCTGACAGACAGCCTTTGCGAGCAGCACAGAAAACGCCTGTTCACCAAAGCTCCGGAGCTATATCCTTTATTCCAGGCGTACGGCACGAGCCGCGAGAACTGGTATATTGTAGATGGCAGATTATTGAGATATATCGACGGCAAACTTATAAAGAAGCCTATGGAAAATGCCGGAAATCACTGATTTTTTTATTTATAATCGTGTCGGCAAAAAAAGATTGTAGTGAATACTGATTATAATAGAAGTAACAATTAAAAATGTAGATATTATGGGAAAATACGATTTCGATGATTCAATATATGACTATGAAGAAGAATTGTTTTATAACATTCGTTACTCAGACGATGTGACATTGATAGAAAATGTATCACATCTGCGTCATCACATAAACTGTCATGGCTTTAGTGAAAAATTATATGAGTATCTGAATATGGATTACGAACAAATCTGTCAAGTGGTGGAATGCGCCAAAGGATCTATTTCTGTGGCAAGTCTGAGAAAAGATTTTAATGGCGTTATGGCTCCATTGATTGAGGAAAAACAGCGTAAAGAGGAAGCAATGGCAAAGAATGAAAAACTCATTGCCTGCCTGAAGGACAAAAGAAAAACTATGTGTGGAATAGGGACAAGAAAGCTGAAACTGTTCCTTAACAAACTGATAAAGCAAGGTGACACAACAGCAGCTTTATATAGGACAGTACTGGAAGCAGAAGACTTTAATATTAAAGCAAAAGATACCCGTCTTGATTACAAGGAAAAAGTTTACGAAAAAAAGCATGAAGAAATACACAAACTGATAGAATTATGCCGTGAATATGGAGTCACGTTCGGGAAACAGTTGTCCGATGTCAGAGATACACGATATGTGGTTTATTTTGAACTGCCAAATATGGAACAAATCAGTTTTCATACGGATTTGATTGATGCCGGTAAGATACCCGACTATACGAAGGAGTGGGACGGCAAGCGATGTTCCACCCTCGGAAAGATTGAGAATGCCATTAATTTCAGATACAGAGATAGGATTGAAGAAGTCTATAAATAAATCTGAACCTATATTTATCAGGAATTATAATAATTGTTTCAATCTTATTGAGAAAACGATTAATGCACAGGCTTACAGAGTAGCCTATGGAACTTGACATAAATCACTGATTTTTTTTAAATATTGGAATTATGGAAGAATTAGACAGACAGATAATTGAAATGTACCGTGCAGGCATAAAGGTGTCCGAAATTTGTCGTACATTGGGCACACACACCCAGAAAGTATATAAGGTGCTCCGAGAAAACAATATCTCGAAGAACGGACGCCGACTGACTCCGGAAGTTATTCAGGAAATTGCAGAAAAGCTTCGTCAGGATGTGCCATCTACAAAGCTGGCCGAACAGTACGGATGCTCCGTCTGGACCATACACAAGATTATGCGCGAAAACAACATACCTATGCAGGTGGGCCGTCCGTGGCATCGCCGCAAAGACAAGCAGGCAGCATCCGCGCCATCTGCTCCCATCCCTGAGTCCTTACAAGCTCCCGAAATGCCTGATTCGCTTCGCGCACTGGTCATGGCACCTGAAAACCGTACGTACTTTGCCTGTTTCCACAAAAACAAAAAAGAAGTGTCTTCTGCAGCCGAAGCGGTAGCCTTTCTGTATTCCGTCATGTCACGCCGTTTCACGCTGTCGTCCGACGACGTGACTCGCATAGAGCAGACATTTGCCCAGCTACAGGCATTCGACAAACCGCGCCAGACGCTTGTATGCCCGCTCAGCATAAATGAAAATCTCCGTTTTAAGATTATGCTGGCACCGGAAGTGAACGCGCAGTACAGCGCATTCCAGAAGGGACGCGACGAGAGTGTGGTGAGATTGAAAAAGACAGACTGGCGGGCTTTTAATCCGGGCATGTACGGCATCTGTATTCCGGTAGGCGTGTATTCTGAGAATGGCGATGCGGTGAAGTATTACGACTTTAAGGGAGCGGTTCAGGCCGAATGCAAGGAGCAGGCATACGATCGTGCGCTGGATAAGTTGAAGGCAGAAACCGGTGAAGATCGTTTCAACAGCCTGAAAGTTCCTGGCAAGTACAGCGACAAGGTAAAATTCACTTTCAAGCCTATGGACTGACAAAAATATCACCCTATGGAGTTTTTGAGAAATCACTGATTTTTTTGAAACATTCATTCCATTAAAATGAAAAAGAACAGATTGTTTGAAGAGCGTAAAAGAAAAGTGTCCGCAAAAGCCAAAGAATTGGTCGATTCAGCTTTTAAACGAATTGATGAAGAGCATGAACTTTTAAAGGACAAAAATCTGCCTAAAGAGGATTTATTTCAATCAATATCTAAAACAACAAACATGAAAAAAGAATTCACATTAGAACAACTCGTAACGATACGCGACGTGTTTGCCGACATGTGCGACAAGCAGATTGAACGCGGAAAAAGAGATTTGGCAGAAGAATATCTGGACATTGTGAATGTAGTTCAAGCCAAAACAGGATGCGACGAATACGAAAGTCTGGAAGATTTTCAACTTGACGAGAGTGGAACTTACGGCTATGCGGAAAAGAGAGAGCTGGACGACCTGGAAGAAGTGGCAGTGGACGAAATGATAGCTTTCGCAAAGTCTTCTGACGAGCAGCCATGGGAAATACTGAAAGCGAGAGTAAACAATTATCTGGAGGATGTTTCGGCAAACACAGGCATGACCCGTAAGGACACAATAGACCGTAGAACCATTTGCATAAACAGGCTAATTATTCATTGTATCCATGCCTGCACCAGCGAAGAATTGAAGCGTCTGGACGGGATAGTAAAAGAACTTGCAGAGAATTTTTAGCCTATGGGCTCGGAGAAATATCACTCTATGGCATTTGCCAGAAATCACTGATTTTCCCACCTATGATTACGGTAAAAATATTTTACACTAAAATCACGCAAAAAAGTCGCTACGAAAACAAAAAATTTCTACCGCGGTAGCAAAAAAACGCCTTCGTAGTCACATAAAAAATAAGCATACAGTCCGGTAGTTCTGTATGCTTATTTTTTATTCAGATGTCGGTTTAAGTCAACTCTCCACCTCCACCGTCTTCACCACCGCCAGACTCTCCGCCGCCACCGGGTGATGTCGGTTCCGTGTCGGCTTCTTCGTAAGACACGACCGACAGATTACCGATAAATTCACGAAGTTTCTTTCCCGGTTGGAAAAGTATATGTTTGCGTTTTATGGAGTCCACTGTGGCTGTATCTGCCGTGTCCTGGCTTGCTGCGCTGAAAGTTGGTTTGAAGATACCGAAATCGCCAAGCCTTACGCCGTGACCTTGTTTCATAAACGTAATACTTACTTCAATAAGAGCTTCTATAGCTGCATAGACTTCACCGTTATTAAGACGTGATTGTTTAGCGACTTCCTGAAGAATGTCCTCATAGCTGACTGTGTGGTTTCGCTGTGCGGTAGCCACATACTTTTCTGCTTTAGTCTTGTCGAAAGCAAAAACTCTTTTCTTTACTTTGTAACCTAATGGCATAATTTTAAGGTTTAGTTTTTGTGTTTTGTATTGTGCTGCATCTACCGGAATGCGCCATAAAGATAAAAACAATTATCGGAAATGCAAATTTTCGGGGATAAAAAAAGCTGCTGCATTTATAGGTGCAACAGCTTTTATCAGAGGATATGTAATTATTTTTGAACTATCTCATACTTAATCTTCGCCTTCTCGCCAAATGCAGCTTCCGAAGCCTGTTCCAGCAGGGGCTTGAAGTTTTCCTGAATATATGTGTAGAAGAATGCGGTAGGCACTTTAATCGTGACTGTACCGCAGCCCGTTCCGCCGTAATCGAGAAAGCGTAGCCAGGTGTTATATTCCGTCACGGTGCAGTTGTTCTGAATCACGTCCATGAAGATTTGCCATGCCTGGAGTTCCTTTTCCGTAGGCTGCGGGGTGGGGGATGCTTCCTTCTCCTCCTGCTGCCCTTTCTGTTCCGGTGGTTCCGGGTGAGCTTCTGGCGTGCGGCTGGTGATGAAGTTCTTCAGCGAGGTGATGACGTATGCCTTTACTGAGCGCGGCTTGTATCGCTTCACCATATCGCCCAGTTCGAGCACATATTTGCGGAAGTCGTTCACCAGCTCGTCGGGAAGCATATCCGACAGGCCTTTCACGTCGGTATCGGTCAGCTTGTATTCGGTGCGAAGGAGCGTCCATGCGTCGGCAGGCTGGTTGATGCGCTTGCGCTGCTGACGGAGTTCTTCGCCCAGTCCTGAAAGCTTTATCTGGAACTGCAGGTTTTCGGGGTTTCCCCGCTTTGCGCCATTCTTGTATAGCGGCTTGTAATCAAAAGTAAAGTCCACGAGGTTGTATTCAGAAAGTTCGTCCAGATCTTCCTTTATCGGGTCGAGCACAGTGGAACAGAAACGTGAAAATTTGGGGTAAATGTCCTTATCCACCTTCACCTTGTTTCCGTTCTTGTCAGTTTCGGTCACTTCCTCTATCAGTCCGAGGTACTTTTTAAGCTCTACAAGGTTGACTGATTTACTGCCTATATCCTTCCATCGGGTGAGGTAGATGTAGATGGAAGGGGTGCGCTTGCGCCGGCATATACGGGTGATGTGGCGAAGATGGTTCATGTATCCCAGTCCGTTTCCGAGGTCGCAAAGGTATCTCAGGGTATTAAGCGACATCTGGACTTCCACATAGTTTTCGCGCCGTGTGGTGCTTTTCTTGTATTTGTATGTGCCTCCGATTTTCTCTTTTTCGGGAATACTGATTTCGGTGAACACATTTGCGAACACGCGCCTTAGCTGACCTGTTTCGGCATCCCGGCGTATGTAAGTGACGGACATGTTTTTCAGATTCCCGCACGTTTCCTGAAGGATATGATACGCGTCCGGCTTTACACCTATCGATGCGGTATCTACGCGCAGAGTGACTATCTTGTTTTCGGTCTGTTTATTGTCTTTCGACTTATCCAGGCACTCCGCAAGGTCGTTTTCTTCTGGCATTCCGAGTTCAGGGAAAAGTACGAGCTGACGCCCGGCATTTCCTTTTTTCAGGTATTGGTTGAACTGGTCCTGCAGGGAGTTCATGAGTTCTATCATGATGCTTCGCTCCGTGAGGGTGAAGTCGCCTCCTATCGTGGCGTAAAGATACGGCTGCTTGATAAATTCACAGTCTTTCAGCTCGCTTACAAGCTGGCTTTTCGGCAGAATATCTTTCTGTTTTTTCATGGGAAAAAGTTTTATATTCGATTCGACACTTTATCTGACCTAAGTATTACTGAGGTCAGCTTTTCACTTCGCGTATTTCGAAGTGTCTCTCTCCGCTGGTGAAGGTGGATACCACGCGCGAGGTATCGTCTTCTATCAGACTGATGAATGACACGCCGAGCACCTGGGCCACTTTCTCCATAAACTCGGTGGTGCAGCTCAGGTGTCCGTTCATGCGCTGTGAGAGCGCCACCGGAGTCATTCCGAGTTCCTGGGCAAGTTCTATCTGCGACATGCCTTTTTCTTTCAGAATTTCCTTTATTCTTAATTTCATGATGAATGTGTTTTGTTTCCGGCAAAGGTAGAAATAATTTCTAAATAATGAAATATTATTCTGGCATATTTCTATAAATCGAAATTATAAGAAAATATATAGTTGTAGTAATTTGTACCTTCAGGCTGAAAAGTTGTAGTAAATTGTACTAAATGTTGGGGTAATTTGTACAATAAGTTGTAGTAATTTGTACCAAATGTTGTAGTAAATTGTCCCTATAGTTGTAGTAATTTGTACCGAAGCGTTTTTAATTTGCTGATTTTCAATTATTATTGCATCGTTATATATCTATATCTTATCATTTCATATTTAAGCAGAACGAAAGGTATTTATTCTATAAATAATAATCTTTCCTCTTTTCCATATACTATGATGGATATATGATATAGAGAGTTTGTGACGGTTGAATTTCAGAAGGTTACAAATGCGTTTGTACAAATTACTACAACATTTGGTACAAAACGCTCAAACATTAGGGGCAAAACGGTGCAACATTACGGCCAAAATGATACAGCATTAGGGACAAAAAGTTCCAACTATACGGTCACAAAAATAGCAGCCCCGATTCACATCGGAGCTGCATTTCCGCCGGTCGCATCCGGCATACTGTAATCAATCTAAAATTCAAGTTTTATGCTAATACTCAATTCAGAGTGCATTATCTGTAGTCTACGCAAATAATCGGCTCTCCTGCTACCCCCGTTATCATACGGAAACCCTGGGCTCCCAGGAGCTCCAGGTAGTTTACCAGCGGGTCGCCAAGCGGACGAGGGTAAGCCTGAAAATACGACCGCAGCCGCGCTTCATCGAAAATCTCGTCGGCATCGGCTTCGTTGTCGGTATATCTGTATGACTTCACAAATGCTTCCACCTTGTGATAGGAAACGAAGTCGAGCACGCTGGGGCCCGATTGGGTTTCGGCCTGAGACGGTTCCGAATCGTACTCGTCGCGATCGTATTTTCGTTTAGACTTTCCCATTTTTCTAAAGCATTTTACTTATGTTGAAGAAATTCTATTGCGTTGCAAATATAGGATATTTTCTTTATCTAAATGCTAAAAACGACAATAAATCTCCTTTATGTTTAAAAATATATACCAAAACGGTAAACATTTATGAATACTTTTATATATTTGTGCGCATGAAGGCATCCGTGAGGATATCCAATTCGACTCATTAGTTGGTGAATCGTATTCTTTATTTAGGTAACAATTCTTCTGCCACGGGAAACCGTGGCAGTTTTCCGGGTATTAATGATTTGATAATTCTCATTTTCATTACTTGCTGCGCCTTTTGTGAAAAATGTGCGGCGGTCTTTTTTTATAGTAGCTATACGAGGGAAAGAACCGAAAGATTCTTTCCCTTTTTTGTGAAAAAACGGCTCAAATGGTATATTAACTTTTTGTAATGCCCAAAAACATAAAAAATAATATACCATTTTGGTATAGATTCTTTATCTTTGTAGCAAAATTTAAAATATTAATACCGGGTATGTAATGGAAAACGTTATTACAAATGCTTATGGAACAGGTAATTTATTGTCCAGAAGCAATCTCATGAAAGGCTGTACTTCTTACAGCGCAACGAGTATCGAAAACTGTTCGGGCGACTTTGCCCGTATGCTGCATCCCGCATCCGTCGGTAATCTGGTCACGGTCAGCAATCCGTACGACAAATTTTCTACGCAGGAACGTGAGGCGATGGCCCACACCTGGCACTTTCATCTTATCTCTGCCGAATGCACCTTTGCAGAATATCTGTATAACTATGTGCGCGAACTGGAGCAGATGATGGACGCTCACGGTTTGCTGAAGTTCAACGCCAAGCGTCTGGTGAATGAACTGAAGGATACCGTACAGAGTATGCAGGTGCTCGTAAGGGGACACGGACGCGCACAGATCAAGCTTTTCTGTGTTCCTATCTTCGCCCCGATGGCCGACGAGTATTACAACATCGGCGGAGACCTGACAAGCC